TTTTTGTGTTTCTAGTTCTTCATTAAAGGAGATTTCTTTTTCGCGAGGGAGATAAAAGGATAGCAGAGAATCTCTCTACTACCCATTTTGAATTACTCTGTGAAATAGTTGTCTACTTCATCAACATTATGGAGTATTTCTTCTTCGGGAACTCCATTATCCCTTGCTCTTTCAACACTTTCATCAAGATCATCAATGTCTTCGAAATCATCAAAGTCATCATCATCAGGTTCTTCTTCCGGCTCAAGGTCATCGTCTTCATCATAATCCTTCAGATAATCAGGTTTGATTACCTTATAGGCAAAATATGCTCCTAATCCGATAACCGGAGCTGTTAAAAGTCCTGCTATAAATCCTTTTGCTTCTTTTTTCATTTTTAAACCTCCTATTTTGTGTAAAGTGTTTACAGTGTCATTATACAAGACAAAATTTTGGCGAAAGAACAAGAGGACTAGATTACTCTAATCCCCTTATTTTGAATTACTTCTTCTCTCGATCACTCATAAACTGAGAGATTTCCGACAAAATGTCTAACTGTCCTACATAACGGGCCAATTTGTCATTGTTTTTCATGAACTGCTTCATACGCTCTTTAGCTTCATCTGTAGGTTCATTGTCATCATCTTTCTTGATTTGCTGCTTTAAGATTTCTGTCTCCATTGTTAACTTCATAGACTGCATCGTTACGTCTAAAGTTTTCTTAGCGACGAAAACATAAAGCTCTTCTTCAAGCTTATCCGATTCCTCTTTACCTATACCGAAGTCTGCTTTTAAAGCTTCGTGTGCATCAAATTTCTCACTCATAACTTTATCCCCTTTCATATAATGACACATAAAAATCGCGAGGACCATAAATATCTATGATCCCCGTAATTTGGTTTAGTCAGTGGTCTTTTTTATTTTATTAACTATTAAATAACCTACTACAATTACAGACCAAAATACTGTAATAACCAGAAATCTGAAACAAATTACTAACCAGTCAAGACCGGGAATTTGTTCTATAAAAATTCCTTTTAATCCATTTTCCTTTCTTGACTTAATTATATAACGTGCATCAGAAAAATATTCTGGTATACTGAGCATTAAGCCCATAATTAAATAAATCTCTAATAAATTAATTAACATAGTAATTCACCTCCTACTATATAACTGGAGATTTTAGCGAATAAATAAAAATGCGTTCTAGAATGCCTCTGTAACGCACCAGAATGCCCATATTCGGCTTTTTAGGTATAAAGTGGTATAAATCTACACCAAAATATTAAATAGGCCTAAATAAGGCTTGTAGTGCGTCATAGAGGGTATTTAAAAACAGATAGGACTATTTCTAATCCTACCCATTTTGAATGTTTTTATTTTTTACTGCTTGAACATTCTAAACAATCAGTCTTTATTACTATTTCTTTTTTCAATTTCTGCCTGTAACTGTTCTACTGAGAAGTCCTCAAGACCTGTAGTATCAACTTCTTTTACCGGTTTGGCGATGTTCTTTAAAGAATCTCTAATACCACAAAGTTCTGATATAACTTTTCTAGTACAATCCTCACAAACGTTGTCTAACTTAAGTAAATATTTATCTGAAGCACGCGAATCTCTATAAATTTCATGATTTGCATCTTCAAGATTTATATCTTCTTCCGGTACAATACATCTGTAATGATGACCATTTTTGTATATATCATATTGTGTATCTTTGTAGAGATCAGTATCATCTTTCCAATACGCCGTAAAAGTTGCATTTAATTCACTACTATGTTTATCAGTTTGAAAAATTCTCTTACCACAACAGTCACAAAATGTGATTTTATAACTTTTTTCCATTTTTATTTCCTCACTTTCTGTAATAAAGTGTTTATAGTGTCATTATATGGGACAAAAAATTAGCGAATAAAACAGATAGAACCATAAGGTCCTACCCATTTTGAAGAGTTTAATTATTTCATGAAGCGAGTCTCTCCAATTCTGCTTCATACATGAGGACCTCTGCCTCATACTCGTGCTGGATTTCCAGCCAATCTTCGTCGTGCCTCTTTTCATAATTGGCCTTGGCACGCTCAACTCCGGCCTTTGCTTCTTTCAGCCTCCGATTATATCTAGCTATATCCTCGGTTCTTTCTTTCTGAGCTGCTATTTCGGCATTTCGTTCCTTAATAGCCCTTGTTTGTTCTTCTTCACGCTTCTTTCTTTCCTTCTTTTCTGCAGAAGCGACCATCGATAATCCAAACAGGGCGCCAATTCCTAATGCTAATTTCTTTCCCATAAGTTTTCTCCTTTCGATATGTGAATTATTAATCGTTGCTATAATATGACTATTAAAATTAGCGAAAAACGAAAGGGAACCATAAGTTCCCAATCATTTATGAAATTATAAAACTTTTAATTCCTCATACCTTAGAGTGTATGTTCCATGAGGAAATGAATCAACCTCGATGTGTTCACCATAATTTTTATCATCTGTAAGATCTGGTATACGTCTGTCTTTGAGAATCAAAAAATCTTCTTCTTCATCAGAATTCTCTTTACAGAATTGTATAGCTTTCTCCTCAGAATCAAATACTGCCATTATACGATCATAATCCATTGGTTCATATCTGTCATTATCATAAAACTCTAAATGTACTAAATAAATTTTCATTTTATCACCTCCTATTATAATAACGGAGATTTTAGCGAAAAAAAAGAATAGAAGGAACTACTCAAAAATATCTTTTTCGTTCCTTCCGTTCCCCTCCTTTTGTATGTTTACCAGACGTACTACTTCTATAATATAACATTACTTTTACACGAAGGGGATAAAAAAAATAGGGACGTTTTTAAAAGCGCCCCCTTTTTTTGTTTCAGCCATTCTCCCCCCTAACTCACACAAACCAGATGGGTAGAATCTTGGTTGGAGAAACTACCCATTTTGATTTATGTGGAAGGAATATGTATTATATCGAACTAAGATAGTGAACTGAGTTAATCTTCATCATCTTTTGCCTTAGAAGCATTTGATGACATAGCTTTATACTTATAGTTCTTACCTGAGTGTATAAGAATACACTGCTTCTTCTGCTCTTCCTCATATCTAGCATTCAGATCTGCTGCTGAGATAATGGAACTGTGAGATAATCTATTAGCTGCGGCGCCACGATTAGCTCTTTCCTTAAATGCTCTGTACTCATCAAGGATTTCGTCGCCATTCTTTGTTGACTGTACTTTATTAATGTTCATTTCTTCCTCCTCTATTGCTGAGTGTTTTGCTTCTTTGTTGCTAGGAGCGTACTTTTTGCTAAGTCTATCAAACTTATTACTCATTATAGTTCTAACTTCTTTCCAAAGTTCAGCGCCTTTTCCAGAATCTTCAGCGATAGCATCAATATACTTAGCCATATCACGATAAATCTCATTGACATATTCATTAGCCTTGTTATATTTATTCTTATCACCCTTATTTGAACTAACTGCTACTAAGTCAGATCCGTCCCAAATCATAGCGCCATCTTTGATAGCTTCCTTTACTTCATGGTAAAGTTCGTCAATACCGAAATCTCTATTCTTGACAATTTCCTTAGCCACTTTCTTAGGATCTTCATTCTTAGCTTTCTCAGTGTAATCCTTTACTGCCTTATCAGACCTAACAGCATCATTTTCAGCTTTCTCTTCTCTAGTCTGTTTCTTGATAGGTCCTTCTTTCTTGACAGTTTCAGAATTATCTTTGGCTTCCTGCTTCTTAGAAGTACTCTCAGCCTTTACAGCATCATGTTTGGTAGTATCGGTAGTCTTAGGTCCATTTCCTTTAGCACCACCTGTAACTTTTTCCCACCTATTTTGAATTTCCTTGGTAACTGCATCCTGGAATTCCTTAGATCCGTAGAGATCGACTCCTGTAGAATCTGTGAATTTCTTAGCCCAGTCCTGAACACTCTTAACATAGTTTTCATCATCTTCAGTCATACCGGAAATTGTACCATCATAGTTAAGAGTCCAACCACTATTCTCAAATCCACCTTCAAACTGAGTAAAGAATTCATCCATACGTTCGTCTTTGAGAAGTGCATTAACACCAGCCTTTAAACCGCTTTCTTTTGCAGTTCTCTCGATTTTACGATCGGCTTCCATCTTAGCACCTTCTCTAAACTGCTTAAGATCTGTAGGCAATTTAGTAGTGTTACCATTGGAATCAACTTTTATCATCTTACTATCTTCAGGATCAACTTCGTAGGTAGATTCTTTTTTAGTCTCTGTAGTTGATCCATCAGCTTTGTGAGCAGCATCCCATTCCTCTTTAGTATAATAATACTTATAGTTTCCGGGATCGCCTTCACGCTTATAGTACTTTGTGTTTTCACGCTCTGTACCATATAATGCCGACTGAGCATGAATTAAAGTACCATTAGAGGTTACTTCTTCATAATATCTATTATTGAGATCGGTAACATTGATTGTCTGTGTATGTGCCTTCTTATTAGCCTGAGAACCACTGAATACTTTCTTTCTAAAATCATAGAAATCTTTATTCATATCAGTAGGCTTCTTACCTTCCTTCTCTTTTAATATGCTACTATGTCCAAGTTTTCCCCATTTTGATTCATATGCTTTAATTTTGTTTGTTAACTCATCTAAAGTCATATGGGTTCCTCCTTTTATCTTTTAAGACTGTTTATCTCAGCATTGATACGATCCCAATCTGCCTGAGTAAGTTCTGTATAGTCCTTACCACCAAGATTGAGGTTGTTTACTGCTTTGTTTAATAATGCCCAACCACTAGCATCACTACCACATGAAGAAGACAGTTTCTTACTTATTTCTCTAGCTTCTTTTAATGTAGTATCTTTTACAGAATCATATTCACTCTTAGATGTATCTCCAGCATTATATAATGTCCAGTATGAACTAGGAACGGATTTATAATTGTAAATATGATCAACAATATCTTTCTTTGTTTCATCATCAAGTTTGCTTAATACCTTTGAATTGTATGAACCATCGTTTGATAAAGAACTAAGTAACTCATCTCTAGTCGAATTCTCTTTATTAACCATCTTTTCCCATCTATCCCAAGAATCATCAATTCCATTATCATAAGCCCAGATAGATTCTGCAGTTAAACTACCTTGATTAAGATCATCATATAAATAAAGACGAGGCATGTAAGAAATATCTTCCATTTTACCACCGTCATCCATTAAAGCCCTATTCAAACCAGCAAGAGCTAAATACTCATTTTCAACTTTATCAAAGTCTCCATAAGTCTTTTCTAACTCATCAAAATCATCTTTAAACTTCTCTTTGATCGCTTTATCAACGTTATTACGCTGCTCTTCAAATCTGGGATCATCATATAGTTTCTGGAGCGTTTCGGCACGCTTTCTATAATCTTTGTCATTTAAGTCAGCTAACATCTTTACAGCTTCTTTATTTGCTTTAGCGTCTTCTTTGGAATTTATTGAACCAATCTTTTGATCGTTAAACAATTTATTTCGTCTTGATATATCGTCTTCATATTCAGCTCTAGCTATATTCTTCACATCATCCCATTCATCATCAGATAAATCTTTTAAACCTTTTTCATTAAAGTTATTGTATTTTTTCTTATTATGTTCTTCTAATGCTCTTGTAACATAATAGTCACCAAAATCGTCAACAATATTAATATCTTTAATTTTTCCTCTTATTCTATCGATGTCCTGTAATATATTATTTTTATTTTCTTTAATATACTTTTCAACATTCTCATTTAATTCTTCTTCTATTTTCTTTTGATTTAATTCTTCTTTAGCATTAGCTAAAGCAGCTTCTCCTTCAAATTTTACCCTCTTAGCACTTCTTGGAGGATATTTCATTGCTTTTTCATGCAGTTCTTTATATTGTTCTCTTAATTCTTCTTGTCCATCATAACCAGATACAAAAGGTTCATTTTCGTCATGTAAAGTATTCATTCTTATAGTATTAGGATTCATACTAGGGTATTTTTCTTTCATTTTATTTGCAATATCAGCTTTTATATTAGAATAATATTCTGAAATAATTGGATCTTCACTATAATATTTAAGTTCTTTTCCAGCTAAATAATCAACAAGTTCCTTATCTTTAGCCCAGTTTTTACCTTGCTGTTCTTTAACATTATCCCACATTTTATTTTCTTCATTAATATAAGGATTATATTTAGGATCACTATAACTTACATTCTTTTTATTAAAAATCGAACCGATTTTCTGATCAGGTTGAGAACCAAATCTATCTATATTAGTATCGTCTTTGCTAAATAAAGCATCAACAAATTTTTTACCTTCATCGTAATCTGTAGCATAACTTATTTCCCAAGCACCAGGATATTTATCAAAGTCATCATTAGTCATTTTTTCAGTTTTATCTATAAACTGTTTAATATAATCTTTTGAATAACCTTTATAATATAAATCAGCTAATGCTCCAAGACCGATTGTTTGATCTTCATTTAATGCCCAAAATCTAGAATCATCATTACCAGGAGTTGCATCATTGTCTAACCATCCAGCTTTTTTTAAAGCAAGTAAAGTTAAATCTCCAACATCGTTGTATTCTTGTCTTTTACTATGATCCTGTCTTAATTCATACATACTAGTTGTATCGTTTAATATTGTTTTAAATTCTTCATCAGTAATATCTTTACCTTTTAATTCTTTTGTGGTTTGTATTTTATTATCTATTTCTCTAACAGGATTCCAGTATTTTTTCTCATCATATGCATCTATTTCTTCAGGGGTCATTTTAGATTTTTCATATAATTCAGCATCGGCAAAATCTTCAATATTTTTACCTTTTTTAAGCATCTTTAAACCTTTTTTAGTTAAAGTACCATCAGCATTCTGATACTTATCATTTATATAATAAGCTTTACCCCTTTTATCAAAACCTAAAGTTGTAGAACCTATTTTAGTATCTCCAAGAAAATCTAATCCTAATCTTTTATCAGGATCATAAGCAGTATTAGAGGAATAATTAGTTCCAGGAACTATTCGTTTATCTGGGTCAAATGAACTATTTTGATCATTTTGCGAATATAAATTATATTCCCTATCTCTATTTTCTCTTATTTCTCTAAAGCCAAAACCACCAATTTTCTGGTTCTCTAACTTATTCTTCTTAGTAGTCCCACTAGGACCAAAATATCTTTCTTTTCCAGCTTCATTAAAGGTACCATCAGCGTTTTGCCAGCGACGCTGTCCCCATTTCTGTCCAAGGATTCCATAATGCGATAATGCCTTACTGGAGTCTATGCCTTGGTATTTGTCTTTGTTATATAAGAATTCAATTTTATTCATATAGCTTTTATAAATGAATTTCCATACCGTTTGTATGGTATGGTATTCATTATTTACTCCTTTCTATAAAGGGTATGGGTAGCACTCAGATTATTGAATACTACCCATTTTGAATTGTTGCAGAAAATAATTAATCTTCTTTAGCATCGAACTTCATGTTCTCAATTTCCTTCTCTACTGCGATTGCAACAAAGATTGAAACTGCCTTCTTCTGCTCATCATTGAGTGTCTTAAGAACTTCCTCAACTGTCTTACCATTATCTAAAGTTGTCTTTGCCATGTCTTTATCCTCCTATTATTTACTAAGCATATCGTAATATGCATCTGCTCTCTTTTCAAGCTTCTTGTAAAGTGCATTATCAATAGCTATTGAAGGTGCCGCTAAAGTTCCTGCTAATGCCGTTGCAATAACTGCCGGAACACCGAAACCACTCAATGCTAATACTGCACCTGCTACAGGTAATGATGCTAATTCATATAACTTGAAGTTTCTTAAAGCTAAGAATACTGAACTTGCAACATCTGATACCTTTCTATTAGATGCAGTTCTTCTCTTACCAGCTTCATTGAGAGTTCCATCAGGCTTAAGATACTGTCTTGAAACCTTAGGCTTACTAAGTGATCCGACCTTCTCATCAAATACTGAATCTTCAAGCTTCTTGGCAGTATCTTCATCAGGCTTCATTGTTTCGTTATTCTTCTTGTTATAATCCTTTAAGAACTTCTCAACAGCTTCCTTATCGCCCTTCTTGATCTTGCCGACAAGTTTATTATACTTCTCTTCATCACCCATCTCAAGAGCATCCTGAATCTTAGCGATCTTTTTCTTGTTATTCAGAACAGAAAGTCTTTCAGCATCGGAGTAATCCTGATCGCTATTCTTCATGAAATTACTATAAGATTCACGAAGAGCCTGAACATCGTCATAGTTGTTAATAGCCTTCTTAACAGAAACAACACCAGCAGCGATGTCATAGATACCAGCCATACCAATCTTCTGATCATTTGAACTACCAATTCTAATACCTCTTTCGTCAGCTTCTCTTTCAAGTTCACTAAGTTCGGTATCATACTCATCATCATTTTCTGGATGATTATACATGTACTTAAGACGATTTGAGATTTCTTTATCATTCATACCTTTTGTTGAATTCTTATAAAATGATTTAGACAATCCGAATCCGCCAATCTTTTCTTCCTTATTCTTCTTAGTGGTACCATTCTTGCCGAAATATCTTATTTTACCTTCCTCATTAAATGTACCGTCAGCATTCTGCCATCTTCTCTGACCCCATTTCATGTTCGGAATGCCATAGTGAGAAAGAGATCCGCCGTTCTGTTCTTTCTCTTCATTAGCTTTATCTGCTTTGTATTTATCAAGCTTAGAATAAAACTCTATTCTATTCATTATCTTTGTCCTCCTTCTTAAGGTTTACTTCAGGATAATCTATCTCTGAATTGTGGTAGATCATTGTATCCTCATTTACAGCTTTCAGAAACCAATCAATTCTGGCATAAGGATTAGCATTAATTACAACATTACCAGGAAGTAACTGATAATAAGGTACTCCCATTTTGAATTCTTCAGGATTTTCTACTGCTCTAACAATAGTTCCTAAATCAGAATCATAAATCTCAGTTACTGTTAATAAAGGAAACTTTGCTTTGAACTGTGCTAATATCTTTTTAGCTTTAGGTTCGTTATTTTTCATTATCAGAACCTCCTTTTGTCTTCATAGTCTTTTTACTAATCTTACCAGAATCTTTCATCTTTTGACTAGCTTTAAACTCCTGGTTATCAAGTCTCTTATATCTAGAAGTAAAATTCAGAGTACTATCATTCAGTTTCTTAATTGTGGATTCATCATACTCAAATCCATTCTGACAATCATAATAATGTACACCATCAGCTTTTACTTCATAGAATATACTATGACCACACCATTGCGTACCGTCAAAATACGACCAGTTAAAATCACCATATGATCCTACTGGTTCTTTACTTATATTTCTATAGGTATCTTTGTAATCATCATAATCTGTAAACTTTCCGGTCCAAAGATTATCATATGATGTTCCTATTTCAGGATCAGTTCCACTAGCCATTATGCCATCTACATCAGAACCCGGCGTAACGTCATACCCTTTCTTTCTCAAAGCCATTGCTTGAGTACATGCATAACAATTATTAGCATATTCATTAGGACCAACACCTATACCATATAATAATTCATCGACCATCTGCTGATCAGAATAATAATATCCAGGATTAACTATCTTCATTTCTTCTTCAGTTGATAGTTCATAGTTCTTTATTCTAAATCCAGTCTTAGGATCAATTTCCTCAGTTTCTTTATTTGCTTCTATCCATTCATAAACATCTTTAATTTTTTCATCATTTTCTGCTATTTTCATTTGGAAAATTCCAGCAGAGTAATCACTAACTAACTGATTAAACTCGTCTGTTGTTTCAGGAACCGTATAATCAATTATGTCAGTCATTACATTTAAAATACTATTAGAATCATTCTTCATCTGTTCAGAATTCTTCTCTATTTCAGCAGCATTCTTTTCTTTATACCATTTTATATAATCTTTATTTTTTAATGCTTCTTCTTTTTCGGCTTTTATCTTTTCTGCTTCTGCATTCACTTCAGCCTGTCTATTCTTTCTTTCTTCTTCAGTCTTCTTAGCATTCTTCTGGAAATTTTCTATATATGCTTTTCTTTTTACTTCTCTCTCAGCTTTAATCTGCTCAGCTTCTTTATTAACTTCAGCTTGTCTATTCTTTCTCTCGGCTTCTGCCTGTCTAGCTGCTTTTAAAGCCTCTTCTTCTTTACGCTTTTTCTCATTCTCCTGTGCCTGTTTTATAGCAGCTTCTCTACCAGATTGTGCCTGCTGTACAGGAGTCTTCTTTGCAGCATTCTCTTTCTCTTTAGCAGCTCTATCAGCACCAGCATTCTGTGCAGCTTGTTTATTCTTATTGTAAGCATCCCATTCAGCTTTGGTGTAGAAATATCTATGCTTACCTTTACCCCAGAAGTCTTCTAACTTAGCATAATAGCCAGGTTGATTACTTTGATAATGATTATAGCTAGTGCCAGCATGCATGAAAGAGTCCATACTGTTTAATTCTTTTGTATCTTTCTGCTTTTCTTTATACTTTTTCAAAGCATCAAACATTTGATATCTATCCATAACTACTTATCCCTCCATAGATTTATCATGATAAATGAGGAAATTAGGTTTAGCTACTTTAGACACCAAGTTAGCATTATCTATGTAGCTAATTCCGTCAACTTTACCTTTGGAATAAACATAATAAGGATCCATCTCCATCTCCCATTCTTTAGGATCTTTAACAGCTAAGATTATTGATAAATCCCCTTTATTCCAAATTTTCATTATTGTCTTACCTGGACGAAACTTTTTGAATGCATCAAAGATCTGTCCAACTAAATCGTTGCCCATACTGTCTCCTTTCAAAGTTTATTTCTTCTTAAGTTCTTGTATCTTTTCATTAACTCTATTCCAATCAGCTGCAGACATATTCTTCTGATCAGCTGAAGATATACCAAGTTCTTTCATTGCAGAGTTGAGTAAATCCCAGTTACCAATAATACCTCTGTCAAGATTCTTTTGTACAGCCTTTCTAGCTTCTTTAATTTCAGCTTTCTCTTGTTTTGTAGGCTTCTTATTTTCTTTCGTCGCGCCAATCTCTTTGTTGATCTTAGCAATATCGTCACCAGTTAAATTACCTTTCTTATCGAGAACTTCATTTATTTTTTTCTTAAATTCATCATTCTGTATATTGGCAGTTTCTTTCTTCTCAACTGGTTTCTCAGCTTTAGGTTCTTCAGTCTTAGATGCAGGAGCAGTAGTAAGTCTACCTTTATCGAATGCCTGTGCATCAAATTCCTGCATATACTTTCTTGGATTCTTTAAATACTTTGCGTATTCTTTATTTACATCATCATCATTATCAAGTGTTTCTGAATTCTGTATAGTCTCAACAAAATCTCTATCATACATATGTTTTTCAGTAGCATTACTTAGCTTTTCTTTTTGTTTATTCTCATCATAAACATGATTATCTTTCATACTATCAGGATTATTAGCTTCTTTTTTATTTTGTGCATACTGGTATCTGTTATATGCACTTTTAATCTTAGTAGGAACTTTATCGCTTATGGAACCATCAGGATTAAGGTATCTAGCTTTACCTTCTTCTGTAAGAGAACCATCAGGATTCTGGTATCTTCTTACACCCCATTTTTGTCCAAGAATTCCATGATGCATTAAGGAGTCTTTCTCATTAAACAATCTCAAATTGTCATAAAAGTCATTTCGTTCCATGTTAATTAACTCCTTTCCTACTCATTTTGATTTTCTTCTTTTTCTTTTAATTGCTCTGCCTGATTCTCTTTGAGTAAATCGTAATACTTGTTAGCTTTCTTCTCACAATACTTTGAATCAATATGATTGTAACCAGCTTTAACTAAGTTTTTTGCAATCATTACTCCACCAACAACAGGAATAGTTAAAGTACCTAAGCCAAAAGCTGAAATAACTGGAATTACACCGCCTTCAGTTGCTGCATAAGCTAATCCTGTTAATCCCGCTTTAATACCAGCTTTTGTTAACTCCCAGTTTCTAGATCTCTTATCCTCTTCTGATCTATTGTTGTAGTAAGTCTCTTTTCTATTTACTTTGTGTTCATTGACTTTCTTAGAACCAAAATATCTTTGCTTACCTTCTTCATTGAAAGTACCATCAGGATTTTGCCAACGTCTTATGCCCCTCTTTTGTCCAAGGATTCCATAATGTTGAAGAGAATTACTTTTATACTCATTTAACTTATCATAGAATTCATTCCTGTTCATCAGCTTCCACCTCAATTCCATGTTTCTTTAACTCTTCTCGAACAACTATAGCAGTAAAAGCTGAAACTGCTCTCATCTGTTCATCAGTTAAAGTCTTAAGAATATCTTCTATTGTTTTCTCTTTTTTCATGCTATGATACCCTCCTTCTTTAAGTAATCATAATTAGGTGTTAAGTTATCTGTTCTTAAGAAGCAATGACCAGGTAAAGCCATATTAGCATGTTTAGCTATATCGTTCATACTATATTTCTTATTTGATTGTGCATCATATATAGTAGCTTTACCATCTTCAATTCTATAGAACATTGAATGCCCACCACCTTCAGCCCAGTATACCATAAAGTTACCATATGATCCTTCGGGCTGTTTGTTAAGCTGTTCAACAATACTATTGAAACGTCCCATTGTAGGATCTTTCTTCTCTTTATACCAATTCTTAAGATCCCTAGCATAGCAACCATCAGGACATATACCAGCTTTAACATCATATCCCCTTCTCTTTAAATCAAGAGCAGTTGTACAAAGCATACAGTTTTCAGTTCTACCTAATTTCTTTTCCGATTGTATTCCAGAAACAGATTCGGTAAATAAACCATAACCATATTCTCTGTTAATCATTTTGATGTCATCTTCTACACTTGCATCAGGATTTGACTTAAGTTTTAAACCAGTCTTTGGATCTGTCTTTTCAAGTTGTCTATTAGCTTCCCAATTCTTAATATCTTTTGTGACTTTGGCATTGTGTATAGCATCTCCAATTTTAACACCAGCATAAGTTCCAGCAGATATACCGGCTAATGCTGCTAAAGCTGTTAATGATCCGATTTTCTCTTCAGGTTCTTTCTTAGTTTGAGTCTGATTTTTGGAATCCTCCTCTTTCTTAGGCTCTCTTGCAGGACCATATCCATATCTCTCTCGGCCAGCTTGGGTGTAAGAACCATCTTTTTCCTGGAAACGCCTTACACCCCACTTCTGACCGATAATACCATGGTGATACAATTCATTTTGCCTTTGTCTTGCTGCCTCTAATTTGGTATAATATTCTGACTGTAGCATTGGTCCGCCTCCTCATTGAATATCTTTAGTTATTTAGTTTTGCTTCTAACTTGTCGACTCTTTTCTCCAAGTTTTTAATATCGCTTCTTATTTCTGGGATTTGTGTTCCGAAATTGTTGTGTTTGTCAACTGTTTCCTTTAGATTACTAATTCGTTCTTCGATTACTGCCTGATTTTTGTCTAACTTTGCATCCATCTCTCGTGATTGTTTACCACTAATGATAACATTTGAGAATATGGTTGCAACTGCACCAATGATCGCTACGACAATTACTGCAATTGAAGCTCCATCCATGATATTGTACCTCCTTCCACATATTTTTGTTATTACCAAATTATTAACAGCATTAATATCTTTAAATAGGATTCCAGATCATATCGAGTTTCTTAGCAGTATTTTTACCAACAATACCATCTGCAGTAAGTTTATTAGCTTTTTGGAATTTCTTTACAGCTGTATCAGTTTTAGTACCAAAATCTCCGTCAATCTTTCCGCAAGCATAACCTTTCTTAGTTAATTGTTCTTGTAAAAGCTTGACATCAGTTCCTTTACTACCCATTTTGATTAATCTGTAAACAACCGGTTTAACATCAAGAGGTTCAGTATAATCTATAAAGTCAGCATAACCATAAGCAGACCAACCATGTTTATCTACTGATTCGTATACACAATTCTCTGCAGAACTTTTCATATGTATACACATGCCATCACCTAAATAAATACCGGTATGCTTTATCGACTTTGATGATTTACCTTTAAACAGTAACACCAAATCATGAAGAGGAAGCGTAGTAATTGGGCCTTTTCTTTCAGATCTGTCATAGTATCCTTGAGCCGTAGTGTCATATCCTGAGAGTCCAGCATGTTCTCCTGAGCAGTCAGAACCAGGCTTTCCTTCTCCTTCCTTTAGTTTGTCATCATAGTATTTCCGATCATATGTAGAAGTATGGTAGTTACGATATGCTTTATCTATAGTTTCTCTTGTTATGATCGTACAATAGTTAAAGCCCCAAACATATATCGTTCCATCTTCTTTGATTTGAACATAATACTTTCTTGCTTTCTTCTGCGGAGTTTTGTTGCCCATTTGGTTGTCTCCTTTCTTGTTATTTGTTTTTAGTAATTCACCGAGTCGTTCTAATCCTAATGTAAATATTATTAGCATCAAGACTAGAATCAACCCGGCAAATGCTTGAAGGAATGGTAGATCTGTCATTACTGATTCATACCATTATTTGCTTTAAATTGTTCATCCGCAGCCTTCTTGTCTTTGTTGTAGGCAATAGTAGATACACCAATGAGTGCGCCTATCAAGCCTGCAGTTGCATTGATTATTATGACAATGGTATTAACAGTAGTGGGATCTACATTAAGAGCACCTAATACCAAAGATAAGAATGTAGCAAGAGCAGGAAGTGCAATAAGTGCAATCCACTTGAGCCAATTGTAAAGTGCATCAGGAATTTTAGGCATAATCATTACCTCCTTTTACAATATCTTTGTGATTTGCTTTACCACTTTTGTTATAAATCTGGAAAGCCGTTTTAGCAGTACATTCTCGTATAAGATTGTCATGGATATGTATACCATTACAAATACCATCACCAGACTTAGCTTCAACTTTCTCTCCAGATGGTAAGTAGCTATAGTTCTTTGAATAGATTCTAGCTACTCGGTTACAATAAAATACATTATTACAAACTTCAACATTCTCCATTGCAGTAAATGATAAACATGCCTGAACTAATTCAGAATTGAGTTTACAATTGAAGATGTTGTTATGTATCATAATGTTTTTGTGCTTGTGATTACCAGATAATTGACTATGTTCTCCTATACAAGCATAAGGATAATCTCTGTATTTTGACTTGTCAAATCCACAATTACAGATTCGTATATCTTTACAACAAGTACCGTCATAACATTTTGATTTCTTTGTTGAACCAGATAATACAAATCCGCTATATCCAGCATGGTCAATCTGTATCATTTCTTTGTAAGCTGACTCAATATCTTTAAGATTATAACCAAAGAAATAACAATGATTAACAAGCACACCTTCAGAAGAATTAATCTCTAAAGCATGACATAATGTATCTTTGAAAGTAACATCTTCTATAATAACATCATGAGAATGAAAGAATGTTAGGAGATTATCGTATGAATAACCTCCCATTCCTTCGATTGTCCCATTCTTTATAGTAATGTTACCAGCCCCAGTATACTTTGTAGTCTTTGTTGTTACCTTGTTGAGAAATACAGATTGTAAGTTTCCTTTTCTCTGTAAAGTAGAACCATTAAGATCTACAATAGTATCTGAAGGAATAATAAGCTGTTTTGTTATCTTGTAAGTTCCAGGAGTAAACTGTACTATACCCTTATTATTTAGCTTTGATTGTATCTTAGACATAGAGTCTTTCGTTGTAATTACTGTAACTTGAGCTGGTGTCATAAGGGTTCCTCCTTATTTTGAATTATGTAACAGCATATACAATAAATACTGCATATGTATCTCCAGCTTTAAAAGTATATGAGCTGGATTTTGTTGTAAGTGTTATTAATCCATTCGTTGAATCAAAAGTAAATGCACCCGCATTAGCATTTGTGTTACCTGTTTCTGAAGTAGCATTATAATTAATAACAGTACCATAAATCTGTTCAAAATTTCCATTTATGAAATTCATTTTACCCATAAGGAAAGTTTGTTCATACTTATCTCCTTGTAATGCTAGAGGAACAGCTAATACCATTTCAACAGTTTTAGTTTTATCATATGAAACATCAAAAGATATAACATCAGAACTAATGTTTACTGTTGTCATTGTAATATTAGATGGCAATCCTCCACCTCCACCAGAAACATTGACAGAAACATTAGCATAGTTTGTAATATCATATGTTCCATTATCAGTTATTGGATAAGTACCAGTAGGAACTATTCCAGGAACTGCAACATCTGCACTAGCATATTGTGAAACATCTATACCAGTTCCATTTTGCGTAATTTGTATCGTTCCAGAAACACTAGTAGGAACATTTACATAAGCACTTGCATAAGATTTCATATCATATGTGCCATTTTCCGTAATCGTTTTAACTGCTAATGTGTCTGGTATAGGAACTCCTTCTTCATAAAACCAAGTTCTTATCTTAGTATTACCATCGTAACACTCAATCTTACCAACATTATATACATCATGAATAACACAAGGTATATCAAAAGGTAAGTCACTCCATTTGCTAATTCCAGTCCAACCGTCATTAACACTAGGACAAGCTGGTATGTTAAATGTTTTAGTCGTATAACTTAAACCATCAATAGCATATTGTCTTACAGTAAGAGTTTTTGCAGAAGTATAGTCATTGCTACAGATAATAGTAATATCTTTACCATCGCAGAATATTGAAGAGACTAGCAATGTATCATATGTATCAAGTCCTTCATCTGTTAACTGATATACAGTATCACCAGGATAACAAGGCGTACTATAACCTGCACCAATTAAGTTACCTTCTAATAACAATGTCGAATTCTTTTTAATTGAAGTGCCATAAAGTCCACCACCATGGAATATACAGTAATTCATATAAGAATCATTAGCAGCTGCCTGATAGAATACAGAATACGACCATCCACCTCCCTTAGGACTATATGGCATATTCATGCATTCAAATCTTACATTATATAAAATTGTACTATCAACATCACTACTAAACTGTAAACCGTCATAGTGTGCTTCTCCTGCAGTACTAACTTCAGGTTCAACATCCATTACATATGAATTTATAATAGTATCATAGCTAAATAACTTAATAGCATCTTCAACATCAGTATCACCATATTTTGTTTTATAAAATGTTCTGTTACCTATCAAACATCTTTCAACATAGGAATTAGATAATTTGAACATTTCCATAGAACAATTCATAAATGCAAACTGGATCATATCAGCTGATGCAAATGAATAAGCAGAGTTAACTTTCCTAAACAAACAATTTATAAAAACTATTTGTATTCCAGCTTTATAATATTGATCATTTTTACTGCATAAATTAACATTAGCTATTTCTAAACCAGTATATGCTGTGAAGTCAATATTTCTATAAACAATCGGCGCAGAAGTATCAACATTATATATTGTTTTCTTTGATGATGTGTTAAAATCAAGTTTTAAATTACCGCTAGAAGTATTCCATATTAATCCAGAAGTATCTGATAATTCATCAAATGGCTCTAAGTAACCATGCGATCCTACATTATATATATCTGGAATAATAAGTTTATCTCTGAAATCCAGATCAGAACTTCCACCAGTAGGAATAGAGGCAACCGCAGCCGCCATTTGTCCAACTTTATATGTATCTTGTGTACCAAGTTTAGCACGAATAGCAGATGCGATTGCAGATATTGAGCTTTCTTCATATAGTTTATTACTCATATCATACCTCCATTTTGAATTATTTATTTAAGTTTTGAATAATGTTTTGAGATGTTAGTTAAAATATTAATAACAGGTCTTACAACATTATACATGAAAAACCTTACTTTCATCATATTCTTCTCAAAATCACTTTTCTCTTTTTTCTTCATAGTATTTTCCTCCTTATAAAACTATTCTCATTTCAGGTTTGATGTCTTCTCTAATACCATTTTCATCAAAGTATTTTTCAAAGATTTCATCTGAACTTAAGTCATTGTAAACATCTACCATTTCAACTGAACTCCAGCCAAAGAATTCTCGTATAACATGATATGGTAAATTTAGTTTTATAAGTTTTGTATCAACGTAATGTCTAACAGCATGCCAATAGAAATTTTTATTAAGTAACTTTGAGAATACTTCTTTCCACCAATCCATAGTATCTATCGAAATAGGTTCATTTGGATTAGCTTGTTTTGGAAATAGCCATTCGCTAACTATTCCTTTTTCTTCTCTTTCTTTTAACCATAATCGTAAATATGGATCAAAAGTATGTTTAAGAGTATAACAATAAATCATTTTGCCTTTAGAAGTTCTACCTTTTGTTTTAACCTTTTCTGGCGTTTTATAAATAGAACCATATAAGACATAATCATCATTAAAATACCATGATTTAAATCTAGGTATCTCAGCTTTTCTTCTTCCAGAATTCATAGCTAAACTCAAAGCACAAGCTTGTTTATATGCTTTATGTTCAACTAAAGTATTAAGTAGCCATTCAAGTTCTTCTTCTTTTAATACTGTTTTGTCTCTAACAGGAGTTATTACTGGAGATTCAATTTTTCGTATAACAGAATGGTAACCAGCATATTCTTCTTCCTCATCCAGAATATTTTCAATAAAGTTTGAGAAAGATGAAATAGTTGCTTTAACTCTTCTTAAACGATTAGGACTCCACTCCCAAAAACTTAAAGCCCTTAATTGAAACTTCATAAACTCTCGTTTAGTAATTTCAATAAAGAACTTATTGTTATTTTCTACAACATTCCAACAGAAGAAAATGTTTAAATCATTTCTGTACTGGTATATTGTAGTTGGTGATTTGTCGACAGAAATTAAATACTCTTCAAAAGAATACATAAGTTTTCTGTTCTTTTCATTGATTTGCTTTAAGAGCTCCTCGTTACAGATGTTGTTGTGTTTTGTTTCTCGTGCCATTTTTTATTCGTCTCCTTTTAAAAATATTATAGGAGACCATATGTTATATACAGTCTCCTATTTTGAAACGAATAAATTTTCGCGACACTAAAATTTTGGTTTTATTGGGTTTCATCTTCTTTCCATAACCGCTTTAATCCTATCATCAAAGCAATTAAAGTGATTGCAACGCCTACTAAAAATCCTATAAGAAAATTAATCATCTTCCATCCTAAAATAGTTTTATTGGGTTACATCAGTTTCATCAAAAGGTGATGGATATTTTTCTTTCAATTTTTTATCTACTATCGGCAAAACAATAAAATGGAAACCCAATCGCATCACCAACATAATTCCTAAACTAATTAATATATAAATATTCATATCTTTCCTCTCCTAAAATGGTTATTTTATGGGGTTACACATTAATCAAGCCTTTTATGTAATCTGCAAAACGATTATAAGTTTCGGCTAATTGTGCTACATCCGCCAAACTTGCCAACTCGCCGTTGTGGTAATCAAACTGAATGTTTGTTCCGTTAGTAGACACATAAACGTAATCCTTTAAAAGGCTGATTTCCCGTGGTGTTAATTGAATGGTAAAGGGTGTGGCTAAAGGATATCCTACTTTCTGTCCTACAAGAGCAGTTTGTAAACTTGTTGCATCTGTGTATCTGCTATCAAAAACAATAAGCATTTGAGCATTGTTATAAAATCTTATAGAAGCATCTGGAATTTGCGGTGCTGGAACAGGTGCAGTTTGGTAACATGAACAAACTAAATCAGATGATGTATAAACCGCAGGGTACATATCTGTAATATTTTCACTTCTAAAATATGTATAACTTCCATCAACAATTTTTGTCCAAGCAAGATTCCCCATATCAACGGCGTTATGTGTAACCGTCAGCACACCCGTCCTAACATCCAAAGTTGCCCCATACACCGTCCGCCCCAAGGATTCCGATAAATCTATGATTTTAATGGGTGGTTCGTAAGTAGATTGTGTACTTCCATATTCAATTTGTGAATTTGCACAATTAGTAACTGTTCTAAACGCTATCCACCCTGTTATCGGAGCAATAATTGCTACACCGACGGTATATGTATATCGTGAAGAATCATATGCTTGACTTGTTGCCGTGGGCTTATTGGTAAACCAAGCCATTGTCGCATTTCCATCTGACGATATTACATATGATGCACCTTTTACAACAGGAGCATATACCACATCATATCCTGTTTCACTTGCGAAAGTTCCGTTTGCATTGATAGCATAACCCGATAATTTACCGTCAACAAGATTCTTCCCACACGATAAAACCTCAATTTTATCGTAGCCAGATATAGGACAGATGTTTTCGTATGGAGCAAAACTTGAATCGCTTTCCGTGGAAAGGCGTATCATGGGCTTGAATAACTTATTTGTTGTCTGCCCTGCGAAACAAGTTATAGCAATATTATTACTTGCATATGTTGACGGATATGTATATGATGCACCGTTTCCAATATCACTTACACTACCACCACCGTTCACCCATAAACCTAAAACATAAGAGTTTGAAGAACCACCACTCGGACAACCACTTAATATTATAGACTTACCTGCTACAGTATTAAAATACGCTTCGACATTTTGTGTGATATAAAAAGTTGCTTGTGATGTAAAATTACCATTTGCTAAAATTCCTGTCACATTTCCTGCCGAATCAGTTTGTATGGTAAATGTTCCCCCATTAATTGTGTAAACATTACCATTCCATGTTCCTGCTATATTTTGACCTTTAATAGCCGAAATCTCCAATGGTGCAAGGTTCTTTCCCCCACCTGCGGGATAAGGCTTTGATTGCCCGTGTAAGTCCTGTATAGGCTCAAAGGTGATAACGGGATTTACCGCTAATTGCGAGGATTTTAAACCGCTTATGGATAACGGATTGCCCGATACCGATTCCAATGAAACGTCTATTTTATCCTGAATGTCGCTAATATCCTCTTCTATTTCGTCAATAGCATCCTGCACGTTGGTCGCAGACAATCCGCTTGATGTGTTGTCATAATCAACGTCTTCGGCATCAGGTTTTACAACATCCACAATTCTTCCCAATTCTTCAGCTAATACATCTGCTATATTCCGTGGATTAGTCTCTGTGGTGTTTAAACTTTCATCCAATGCCATAGGTTTTGTAACTGTTGCCATATTTTGCCTCCTTATGTTGTTGTATACGTTATACAAACTTTACCATCTACAACAGAAAAGAAATCTGTTCCTCCACTACCTGAAGCCTGAATAGTAATCTTTTTGTTCTGTGCGTCAGGTGTAAGAATTATGTTATTCCCAGCTTCAAATTCAAGAGTATCTTCACCACTTGCTGTAAGGGTTGTACTTGCGATTTTGACAGATTTATAGGCATCATTGACAGCTCCACCTCCACCTTCCCCCCAAGTTCCATCAGCTTTGAGAACTTTACCATTACTAATATCTTGAGCAGTAGGCTTAGGCACTGTACCATTTCGGGAAGTATTAAAGGTCTCTTCTTCTTTAACGTATTTATGTCCCATATTACACCTCCAATACTCTTGCGTCAGCTAATGCTTTAACTTTTATAGCGTCTGGCAAGGCTATAAAATCACTTGCCACTAAATCAGATACAGGTTCGCCGTCATTAATAGATTCGCTATCAACCTGTGCTAATGTGTGTGTTTCATTATTACCGCTTATTGTCGGAACACTTTCCCAATTATATGTTATAAGTGGCGCTATATTACCCTTTATCCACTGATACATTTCGTTTCCTTTATTGTTAGGTGTCCAATAGCAAACCCAATCAGTAAAACCACCCGGCGCGTTTGCTTGATTTTTAAATAATAAACCAACTTTGCCACGTTGATTTTCTTCATCAATACCACAAACCAAATACGGTTTGTCGCCCTCCCAATACGAATTATTCGGCGCGCATGATAGCGCTTCACTCCAGCCACTTAAAATCTTGAATGAGCCTCCGGGTGGGTTAATATTATAATATGTAATTTGCACACTACCAACTGCAAGAGTAATTGTTCTTGATGGGTTAGCATCTATTCGTAAATCGCCCAAAACAAAAGTCGACGATACACTCGCGTATGGTATGTACTGTCCTTGATTGGGATTTCCCGTTGGATATTCATTAGCAAAAAGTGTTGTATCAACCAAACCACAAGTGGCGCCTACACCAAGTAAATCATTACCACCTATTACATTTTCCCATGCCATTTCATCACCTCCGATAAAACAATCGTTTTAAATGCTTTGATTACTTGCAGATAACCATGTATAAATATCACTCATTTGTTCATCAGTAGGCGTTTCCTGATTTATACTGTAATTAGTTCCGTCAAAGTAAACCAAAGAAGGCTTTGCAATTTCGTTAGTATCGTCTTTTAAGAACTGAACATAAATCTTATTAGCATCTGATACTGTCGAACCTGCATAAGCGTTAAAACTGTAAATAACTGTTTCTCCAGAATAAAGCTTAAACAGGATATGCCCGTCACTAATTTGTGCAGTCATTGTGTTACTATTACCGCTATACAACAATATGACTTCTTCACCCATCCAACTTGTACGCACTGTATCAAAACTAACTGGTTCACTTTCGCTTATGTCAGTAAATATTACAAACCAATATGTGCTCCCATCAGCTATGCCTGAAATAATCTTTTCAGTACTTGATTGTGTAATATCAATAGCTGTTCCATCCGTGTAAGAAGTAGGGATATAGTCTTTTTTATAAACAAGTTTAATATAACTATAGGTTTCATCCGGGATAGAGTAAGATACTGTTACATTTGAATCTTCCTGTACTACAGCATCTATCAAAGCATCCAAAGCCGAACTTGCTGAAAGACTTATATTACCACTTAAACCTACATCATCAACAGCCTCACCATCATTAATATTTAATATTTCTGTAAGCGATAAAATCCCATTTTTACCGCTTATTGCAGAAACACTTGTCCAGTTATATAATATAACTTGCTCGCCTATATATTCAAAATACGGCGTATAATCAACCGTATAGCCCGAGCCTGTCCCATGCAAGTGAAATGTCTCTAAAGCTGTCACGGGTTGCGAAGTGACTAAGCTATAGCCGCCACTTGTGCCAACAAGAGCGGCATAATACCCTGTTGTACTATCGTATTGTATAGAGCCTAACTCACTATTCCCATTTACTTTTAGCATTGTCGGCTGGCTATCCCATATCATAAAACACGAAACACCGGAAAACTCATAAATACTTACACGTTCGCGCCACCAAGCAAAAGCAGAATTATAGCCACCGCCTGCCCAGCCCGAAACCGTGCTCGTATAATGAACAAATGCATCACAATTAACTATTGGCGCAATATCACACTCTATACCTGTAAAATAACCGGAAGGTCCTACTATTTGCATTTAATCACCTCCATAAATAATCATTTTATATGGATAAAACCGTTATTTTATGCACTCGGTAATCCTGCCGAAAGCCAAGTATATATTAGACCCATTTCAGCATCAGTAGGACTTTCCTGATTGTAGCTATATACATCTGTACCTGTATAGTAAACAAATGAAGGTTTAGCAACCTCGTTAGTGTCATCTTTAAGGAAAGCAACGTGGATTTTATCAACGTCAGCTACGCTACTGCCAACAGGACTTGTAAAACTGTAAATCTCTGTATCGCCTGTATAAAGCTTAAATACGATACTGCTATTGCTAATCTGAACTGTAAGGCTATTGCTGTCACCACTCCAAAGAATTTCTATTTCAGAACCATCCCATGTACCTGCACCACCCATGTGTACGTCTGTGATAAGTGGTGCTAAGATTTCCTTACTTGTATTTACAGATATTACTTTTGTAAATCTGTAATCGCCCTTATCATCATAAGGAAAAATACCATAATAATACTGTTTATTGATTTCGATATTACTATCAACAAAAGGTGTATTAGCATAAGCGTCTCTTGTTGTGCTATTAACAAGAATAGTTCCGTCCCAAGGATACCAAGGTTCAGAACCTTCCTTACGCACAACAACTGTGCCAGCCCAAGTAGCTGGTGCAGGACGAGAGTTGCTTATATCTTCCGGGTCAGTCCACATAATACCAACTTCACCGCTATCAGCATCATAGCTAACTGATATATGAGAAGGCTCTTGTAACATACGAAAACCTATATTTCGTATAGCTTTAACAAACTTTGTTTTCCAATCATCTTTAAGAACACTTATACCATCAGCACCGCTACCACTTGTTGCTACATCACTATCGCCTTGTTGCCATCTATCATTAGTTATCTTATAACGTGGTTGCTTTCTATCTCCCTTTGCATAATACACATCTGTAAACTCTTGTAGACCCGTAAATTCACGTTTTAGTATATAAGAGTATAAATTCTTCACGATAGGAGTCTCATCGTCAACTCCGTCTGTTTCCTCATCATAGGTGACGTTCTCAAGATTTATCCTATCTCCAACTTCATAGCATAAGTTTCCTTCGCACTCACTCTCAATGGGATAATACCACATATGAGTTATCGTATTTCTCAGATTGAGTGCGGCTTGCTTTATTGCTTCAAGTCTACCTTCGATTCCGCTATTGTTTGTGAATACAAAGCTGTTTACAATATTATAAACGCTTGGATGAGTATAAGCTGAATTGCCCTCATAAGCAATTCTTATATTGTTTCTGTCCCAAATAGCAACATAGCCAATACCCCAAACATGATAGTCCTCATAGATGACAGGCTTAAAGCTGTCCTCTTCCGTAATAACTCTTTTAGGGTCTTGGTCGAATGTTTCAAGGCTAATATATCTAAATACGCCAGTTCTATCAATATGTCCAAATACTCCGTTTGCTTCAAGAAGTCCTTCCATTACAAAGCCAAAAGTGATAACATCGCTTTCAATACTGTTTTCTACTTCAAAGTCATCATTTATAAGTTCAACGGTCTCTTGAGATAATGTATATTCATATCCAGCACCTTTTATACCAATTGATGTTGTCTGACTCTTGGATGTTGTCAGCCACTCAAATATTGCATTTCTCCAATCCTCTATGGAGACAGTGGAATTTGACGCATACAGCTTGTTATACAACTTAGTGATATCATAATCATATAAGTCCTGTAAAACGTCAAAACAAGTCAAATGGCGTGTTTCCCTGTCATCTGAATATTCATCCATCTTGACAACATACAAACCCACTTGGAAAAGTGTACTGCTATCCTCATCAAAATAGATATATACTTTTATCTCATCATCTTTTAAGGATGTAATGCTTATATCATTAAAGATATCAATTTCAAACTTTGACGGATGCATTGAACCAAACTTCAGATTCTGGCTTTCGTTAAGTGCTTCAGCAAGGGCTATTGAATCTCCGTCCATATTTGCTTCAGTCAATGTAAAATCAGCATCAGTTATTGTAGGTGCTGAATCTTCAACAGGAGTGACAGTAGCGGAAGAATTAACTATGATTAGATGTACTGTTTCATGTTCGGAAAACAGGTCTATGTAATCGTATGTATCTATCATACAAATTCCTCCTTAGTATCCTATAAGCTCCATCTCTGTAGCACTATATATGACTTTATTGCCCTCAGTCCTTAAAATCGTAAATTCAATATCAGGAATATAGAAATAGTCTGTAACATAGCCATTAATCTCAGGTATCCAAATGCTTGCTTTTACTTTTTTCTGACGCTTCTTGACATAATGTAGCTGTATCAATTCCAAGATACCAAAAAGCTGAGTATTGTCCATCTGTCTGAAAGTAAATTTACAATGACCGACTTTATGCGGATATGTTGTTCTTCTAAGTTTACCAGTGCCAGCTCGCTTTGCATCCTCATCCAATACTGAGTATGTGGCTTTATAGCTTTCATACACAATAGCTCCCATTGGAATCACGTAATCCCAATCTGCTGTTTGACTTCCAGATATTGCCTTTATTTTAATCAAGTATCCTTCATAAGCCAATTATAACACACCTTCTTTCTATTTACAACTACTTAAACAAGACTCTCATTGGGAAACTGCATTAAGTAGACTTTGGCTTCTTTCTGCCATGCCTTGAACAATCCTTTAGGGTCTCCCTTAACATCAAATGTAACTTTGACTCCCATCTTTGACACTACATTTGCAACTGCCTGTTCTATTGTTGACAAAGGAGCTTCTACGTTTGTACCGTTCGTCTGGTCTCCAACCATCGCCAAGAATGGTTTATTAGGAGGAAGTACCATACCACTTGCTCCAAAAGGAATACGACCAAACTTCTTTTTTATATTTTCAAGCTCTTCTGGTGTAAGATTTTTCCATTTCTCTCCGACATCTCCAGCAACAAGCTGATGACGCTTTGCATCCTGTACTGCCTTATTATACTCTTCCTCAGTCTCGCCATATCTTGCAAGATGCACGTTATCAAGCTCTATACCAATAAGACTACTTACAGCATTTGCGGCATCGATTGCGGCGTTAATTAACCACTCTATTGCTGATATAATTGCATTGAATGCTCCAAAGAATATCTTCTTGAGTCCTTCCATAGCTTGTTCCATATCGCCTGAGAACACGCCAGTTATGAAATCTACTATACCACTAAGTATCTGCTTGAAATCCTTAAATAGATTTCCAAGTGAGCCTATAGTGTTCTTTATAAGCCTTGCTACAGAACGTATAGCACTCTGTAATAGTATTGTAAGGAATCCAAACAGATATTCAAGTATTGGCATAACGACTGTATCTAAGAAGTCAAACACACCTTGTAATGTATCTGAAAAATCACCATCTAAAAATTCCTGTATGTCCTCAATGATGTCTAAAAGTGCTTCTCCAAGAGTCTCAGCAATCGGCTTAATTACATTGTCAATCAACCACTCAAGCTTAGGTTCTACCCACTCTAAAAACTTAGTGATTTTGTCAAACACACTTCCCGCTAAATCACCTAAAACAGGAAGCAATTTTTCAACTAACCACTTGCCAAGGGGAAGTAAAATGTCTTTCCAAATCTTGCGTAAAAGCTTGAATATCGGCTGTAAAAATTCATGCACCTTTTCAAGTAGTCCTTTAACTGTCGTTAATAGTGGAGCTAAATCAAGGTCAACTGCCCACTCTGCTAAATCTTCTGTAATATCTGCAACAAAATTATAGATATCTGCAAATATACCGAGCAAAGCTTCAGCAATTCCATCACCGATTCCAGCTGTATTCCAAGCTTTGTCAAAAGCAGTTATAAGTCCGTTTACAAACTTTAAGATGCCTTCAAGCCTTCTCTGCATTGCTCCGAGTATCTTTTCGCCAGCACCATTTTCCCATGCTTTCTTGAATGATGCACCAATATCCTTAATAAGCTTCAGCGCATTTTCAAGAGTCTTAAAAAGCTGATTATCCGCAAGACTTACTGTATCAAAGTATTTCTTAGCATAATGTACAGTATCTTTAGTGAGTCCTACGCCGTTCTTCTGCTGAGATATTACATTCAGTTTATCAAATCCGGCAAGTGAACCGCTCGCTTCTTCCACGCTCTTTGCATAGTCTACATAATCTACAGATGCTTCATAGATGTAATTCTGTCCCGCAAGCATAGCAAAAAGCTGTGCCATCTTGTTCATCAATTCAGTAACCTTCTGAATCGCTAATGTAATTGCAGGCGCAAAAGCCTGTATAAATGGCTGTACAAGTGTTCCAACTGAAGCTTTCAAGCCCTTAAATGCTGTAACGATATCCGATACAGCTTTGTTCATCTCAGGTATCTCTTGTACCATTACTTTGATTGCTTCTTTTGCTACACTTCGCAAGCGTCTGAATAAAAAATACAAACTCCTGATACCAAGCGTGTATTTAAGCAAAGTCATAAGACCACGCTTCATTGACTTGCCTAAATCATCTGTGTGTCTGCTACTGCTTCTTGAATGCTTGGATAATAAACTAAGAGGATTAATCATGCGTAAAAGAGTTCTGGTTAATCCTGCCATAGCTGACGCTGTTGCTTTTGAAGCTTTTCCAAGACTTGCCAATGACAGCTTGTGTGATTCTTCCTCTTTAGTTGCTTCTTGTGCAAGCTGTATTTCTTCACCAAGCGTTAAATCAAGCTTTTCCTCATCATCGATGACCTGCTCGGCTCCCATATGTGTCTCTGCATACTTCTCTTTAAGTATATTGGCAGCCTGTACTGCTTGCATTAATGATGCGGCTTTATTTTTATACTCTTGAGTAGTTGTACCGCTTACAGTATCCTGACCAAGCTCTTCCATCTTTGCTATATTGCCAGATACCTTCTCATATCGTTTCTGAAGTCTTTCCAGTTCTTCACCAAGCTCTTTATACTCAGAACCGTATTTCTCGCCTTTATTTAAAAGCTTTTTGCGCTCGGCTTCAACTTCTTCCATGCGCTTTTTTGTCTGTTCAAGTAGTTTGTTTAAAGATTCATAACGCTCCGTAGGTATTCTTGTATCCGCAAGCTTCTGAGCTTCACCAGCAAGCTTTTCCATGCGGTTAGCGACATTAGTAAGATTCTTGATATAAGACAAAGTTTTAGCATCAAGCTTACTCATATCGATATTGGATAAAATACGTTTAAGCTCGTTGCCTAACTGTTTTGCATCTTTTAAAGCCGTGTCAAAGTTAAGACCTACTGGTATTTTTACACTTCCATCGGGCATAGTTATTGACCTCCCGTATTCCAATTTGCAAGAACCTCATCAAGAAATTCCTGCTCTTCTTTCGTAAAATTATCATTACGCTTGAAAAGTTCGGGATTGCTATTAACATACTCCTGCTCATACTTCTCAAGCTTTTTACCTTTAATTATTTTTCTGCGTATATTAACTACAGTGGCTAATGTACATTCGCCTATCGCCATATAATAAGACATGAATGTCCACCAATGTAGATATTTTTCAGCTCTTATCTCTTTACCAGCAACATTGTTAATCGCTGATATTATCATTAATGCATCTTTGTCCCAATCAATAACTTTTGCTTCCGCTTTTAAGCCGGGTGTTTCTTCTTGACCACAATTAAAAAAGGAGAACATTTGCTTGACTGCCTCTTCTATGTCGCCAAGCTGTTGAATGTCATTGATATCATTCAACCCATCATAGAATACCACTAAACAAGCCAATATTCTCTCATCTTCTTCAAGCTCTGCATCCTGTAATAATCTAAAGCAGTCCAGAACCATACGGAAGTCTCCGTCCCTCCGTATGGCGTGGGCTGTATCATTGAGTATCACAGAAGTTGGTAACTCATACTCAAGCATGATTATTTATTCCCATTCTTGACATAAGCGGGAAGCTTTTTATCGATACGGGACTTTAAAGCATAATACTCTTTGTTAATATTGTTTTCATAAAGCTTTGTGAGTGCGTTGATGATGTGTTCAAAACGTAACTCGCCATCAATTACATCAAACATATATCCGCTTCCTTCGGGAGCGCATACTTCAGATACTGGAGCACTGAATATATAGTCCATGATGTTTCGCATCTTTAAGTCCATCTCTTTCATTACATCTAAGAATTTTGAGATGTCCTCACCACTCTCATCAGCGGGCTCCTCTGACTCGGCTGTATCACCCATCTTTGTTTTAAGCTCTGCAAACGTATCATATAACTGCTTCAAACCGTCCTGCATACGATTGTAAACGCCAAAATCTGAAAGATTAAGTGTAAAGCTTTTGTCAGGGTTACCATCCACCTGAATCTTAGTACCTTTAGTTGACGATAAATCAAGATTTAAAACCTTCTGTTCCATAATTCAATCCTCCTGTGATATCAAATGTTATTTAATTGTGTTAAAAAGTACGGAGCCTTATACTACATCAAAGACCTGATGTAGTAGTGGTAGTGCTGTCAGGTGTAAACTGGAAGTCTGAAGTAAGCTTATCTACAGTACCTGTAGTAATCTTGTTACTGAAGTAAACAGTAATAGGCATATCAGTCTTGGTATCACCACCGATGCTGTTATAAACGATTGTACAACCGGTATGCTTCTCAGCCTGATATTCTCCATCCTGCTTCTTGAATGCTGTGATAACATAAACTGTAAAATCGCCAAGCTCTGACAGTGCGTTTCTACGTCTCTTCTCATTCAGGAACTCTGCTAAATCATTTCCACCTGTGATGGTGAAAGGCTCGAAACTCTGCTGAGGCTGTGACTTGTTAACATCAGTATAGTTCTCACCAAGAATATCGGTTATGGTAGAAATATCATGATTGTAATCAATCTGTGATGACTCGATACGCTGTCCGAGAATCTGTCTCTTGGGTGATACACTACCTGTTTCAGTCCACTCAGCCACAGTGATGAGAAGTTTTCTATCCGCTCTCTGACCTGTAGTCAACTCAAAACCCATTGTATTTTCCTCCTTTAAGTAATTACTTTGCTATTGTCGATATAGTCAATCTGAATAGTAAAGCTGTATTTTGCTAACGCAGGTTTCAACTGCGTGTCCACTCCGTTCAATACAGGATTATCAGTTACAACACGCATTTCCTCAATCTGACATTTACTGCCAAAATTGGGATAGACTTTAGCTTCTTCCTGTTCGCCAATCCAATCGATAATCTCTTGTATATCTGCATACTCCTGCACATTCTCATTTGTATAACCTTGAGTCTTAACGATTGCCTGATAACTGACTGACCTATAATCAATCAGCGTAAAGCTATAACGCTTCATCACACTGCCATCAATATAGGGTCTGTTGATGTTCTTATCATTGCCCATCGTGACAATCTGCTTGTTATCATCTTTTGCATTGATAAAGTTAAAGAATAAAGGATTGCTCTGTATTGCTGGGCATGTGCATAAAAAATCTATGACTGCCTTTTCTTTACTATCTGCCATAAATCTCTCTTGCCCTCCTCAACAATATATTTTCAACGTCTTTGGTAAATTCATCACCCTGCTCCTGCATCATGACCTCATCCCAATGTGCTGTAGCTCTCGGATGCTTTTCTGTGCTGTAGTTCATTGACCTACCTGTAGGTGATTTTGGCATATTTGGTATGCTGAACCATCCGACAATTACACCATTTTCAAATATCGGGATATTAGGCCCGTAGACATTACCCTCATACAGATAATGTGCATACGGAACAGCTTCATTTCCCCATTGTACGTATTCTGGAGTTATCTGCGCAAATGCTGATTGTGAAAGGGCACCTTCGTCCATAGGAACATACGGGTCACATCGCTTTGCAAAAGCTGTATGAATTTCAAGCATAGTTGCATCATCAACAATATCCTGTAACTGCTGTAATATTATGTTGCTGATATCAACCGATACTGACATGTCATACTCCCTGCGCTCTGTAATGCGGAAGTCCTCGACCGGGCCCAACATTTACTGCGGCGACTTCAATCTCAAAACAACCCTGCAATTCTTTGTACTTCTCAATCACATCAGATGAGCGATGTCCAGAAACATATTCATTGATAGTATCATCAACTTCGCCTTTAACGATGATATCTCCCTGTCCAAGTGTAAAAAATTGAGCTTTAACATCAGCAGGAAGATTTATCCATACGCCTTTTTCTTTGAAGCTGTCAGACTCGCGTATTCTGCATACTGTACTGTTTGTCTCAAGAACTGTATCTCTGATTGTTATTTTATCATGTACATACTTCCAAAAACAACCATTAACAACATGCTTATACCATGTGACCAGCTGTGTGACTGCATCTGTGTGCTTGTTGTAGATTGTAACAGTGGTATCCCACCAAACAGGATATTTACTCATTCGGATATACTCCTCTATAAAGCACTTTCTGTCCAAGACTATTCTTGACAGCTGAAAGATACTGGTCGACTATCTGTTTAATCTGCGTCTTACTGTTTTCAACCACATCTTTTGCATTAAGCACATTATAGCTTACAGATACGCCATCGTTGGACTGACTCGCGATTCCAGCGCCTTCTGAATTGTTCTGCGCTGATGCTGTATCAAGCCCATTGACCTGCTGTTGTGCTACAATGTACTGAATAATCTTGTAAACACATCTCTTTACAGCTTCAGGATATTCGTTTTCATTCTGAAGCCTGTTAAATGTGTACCAATCAACAACGGAAGAAGCTTCAAACTCTAAATCATTAAAGGTGGTCTCATCAGCTGTTCCACCATAATTCTGATATTCAAGATATGTCAGATACATTGACTACACCACCTTCCAATTATTTTGCTTTCTTAGTTCTCTTAGATGCAGGTTTCTCGACTTCAGCTGTGGCTTCGGTCTCTACAACTGACTTTGAAGTTGGAGCATTAAGCTCCGCATTTTCAGCTTTGAGCTTTGCATTTTCAGCTTTAAGCTCTGCTATCTGCTTCTTTAAATCAGCGATTTCTGCCACATGCTTATCATATGCAAACTTTAATGAGTTAGGGTCATTCGGAACATGCTCTTTAATCACGTTTCCAAGCGAATCCACGACATCATAGCCCTTAGACATATATTTGTCTACTGCATCCACAGGAACGTCTAAATAGACGTTCCTGCGCTTTACTGTAACTGTCTTAGCGTCTGTCATAACTGACTCCTTTTATCAACTATCATTCAGTTGTTTCTGTGGTCTCGGTAGTCTCAGTTGTCTCTGTAGTGCCGGTTGTGCCAGCATCAGTGATATTGAACTGAATTGCATCTGACTTCTTGTTAAGAATGAATGCGTCCTCGAAAGACTCCTCGTAGTAAACATACTTGCCTTCTGACATTGCTGAAGGAGCATCAAGTCTTGAGAAGGTGTAGCTTACAGGTGTGATGACTGCAAGCGGATGAACAAGGAACATGTTAATCTGCTTTGCTCCGGGAGCTACTTCCCAACCTGTAGTAAACTTATAAGCTGTTTTCATAAGTGTTGAAGGAACACCAATGATTTCAACCTCATCAAGTCTGTTTACTCTACGGTCGATTGCGTTAGGTCCTGAAGTGATGTCCATTGAACGTGAAATCTTATCAGCATTGCCGATGAGCTTCTTAACTTCATTGGTTACATACAGGATACGACCTGTAGGAGGTACCATTGCATTATCCATCTTCAGCATTAAGTCATCAAATACATTGAGGACATTCTGAAGAGTAAGAACTGTGGTATCAGGAGTATGAGTCTCCTGAGTACGAGGATTCTTTGTCTCAAGCCAATCTGTGTAAATCTTGGAAATGAGGTAAGCATCCATTTCGGGGAACTTCTGCTCTGTATTAAATACGTTAGTGATGTTAGCGATGGTTGCTACCATGTTGGTCTGGTCAATGTCCATAGGATGAACAAGTGTAGACCACTTTCTCTGATTCTCAAGGGTCTTGGGCTCCCAAGCGTTGTCGTAATTACGCTGTGCAAATGCTACGGTATCTCTGTCAGCATTAACACGACCGGAAGTTGAAATGCTGGGAATCTCGATAGTCTTTGCACTTGTCCAACGATATCTACCATTGTTAGGTGTGCTGTAGAGCTTACCAAAGTTGAGGACGTAAGGCCACATCTGTGATAACGCTCTTGAATACTCGGTAGCATAATTGATGCCACCCTGTGCGGTTGTGCCATTGTTTGCGGGTGCTACATAAGGCATAGTATTTTCCTCCTATATAAAAATGATTTTACGGCATAGGTCTAATCGGCGTAAAGTGCATCGCATTTAAAAAGCCTCCAGTCGGGTCACCTGCGTTTACATCTTCAGCTCCGGGTGTAGAACCTACGAACTGCGGTTTGCTCTCAGAACCTTCATTAAACTGATTTAAGTCAATCTCAGTAATGAACGCGTCCTGATTGCTTTCGGTGTATGACTTCAAAAAGTCATCAGCACCAAGAATGGAGTCATTCTCCATCTTTAACTGCTTTGCAAGCATAGACTGTATGAAGTCTCTTTTAGCGGCCGTACTTGAGAACGTCTGTCCATCAGCATACCTATTAACTGCATACTTATAGGCCTGCTCCTGTAACTGCTTCTTATAAGCTTTTGAATCCTCATCATACTTAGACTGTAAAGTCTGAAGCTGTGTGGTAAGCTCGGCAAGCTTTGTAGTATCTGCGCCTGCACTCTCAAGCTGTTTCTTTAGAGTCTCCAAGTCTGTGTCGCGTGTTGAGATTGTACCTGTAAGAGTCTCAATCTCTCTTGCTTTTGACTCAAGCTCGGCATCAAACTTACTCTTGGACACATATGCGCCCTCACTCAAATCAGCAAACTTAGCATTGCCAGCTTTAGCTAATTCGGAAAACTGTTCATAAGTCAATACGCCATTCTCTGCTTTGTCAAAAATTTCTTTGATGTTCATAAATTTCCTCCATTCTTTATGTCTGTTATTTGTAAACGCGGATTACAGTGTCCGCTGAATGTGCGTTCTTTAAACGACTTTACGCTGGTCGTATATATCAACAGGCTATTCAACCTTTTGATATCTGCTTTTCCGCTGATTCCATGCGTCTTTCAAGATTGTGTACTTTCTCAATTAAGACGGGTACCTGCTCGATACCAGCACTGTGTTTTTCCACCTGTGCTGTGATATAATCAAGCTTAATATTCATCTCCGACTGATTGATTTCCAATTTATGCTCAATCTGTCTATTCGACATGATATTGGTAAAAATTATTCCAATCAACGCTAAAACACCAGTAATAATTGAGGGCAGTATGTTTTCCATAAGCGACCTCCTTTGAGAATATTTATTCTCACTTTGTAGTATAGCATCTTTTGGTGAAAAATACAAGTGGTTTTTATCATTTCACCGAAATTTTTTTGTAACCATTTACCTGTATCTTGCCAAGCTTCATAGACAATCCACAAGCTTTGGAAAACGCGCTGTATTCTGCGGTATATCTATTTATCTTGACTTGATATTCCTTAGCTAATTCCATGTCTCCTGCGCTTTGTGCGGCTATCTGACCATCTTTAGCCTGTCTTATCTTTGTTTCAAGCATTCGCTGTCGCTGTGTGCATTCATACATTGTGAGATGTTTACCATTTGGAAATGTATATCCCTCTTGATTCTTCTTGAGTATTTCCTGTAACTGTTTATCTGTGTACGTCTGACCTTCAACACCTATAACTATTGATATCGCAAAGTGCCTACAGTTCAAAGTGCCTACAGCTCTTTCAAAGCCTTGATATTCTCTGCCTTGTACATCTTTGAAGTTTTCAGCGTTCTGCATCTTCTCAAATTCAGCTTTTGAGTACTGGTGCCCTTGCATCTCTGCATGGTCAGGAGCGGGATTCATATGTACTGAGATTTCAACACCATCAGCTCCAAACTCTTCACCGACTATATTCTGCATCTGCTGGTTTATAGCTCTCATTCCGTCTTGAAGATTTCGCCTGACAGCTGTATCAAGTCTCTGCGCGTATGTTCTTCCACTCTCTGTATTGTAGACTACATAACGTATACCATTCTCGCATAACTGCTTTAAAGTGTTGTGCATCGCTGTCCTGTAATCAACTCCACCAGATGCGGCCTGTACTGCTTCATCCACGATTCTTTGATATGTTCTGGCAACATTTGTTGGTATGAATCTCTTAGGATTTTTAGGGTCTCTGACCATAAAAGCCTGTGCTTTCGCGATGTTCTTATAGCTGTCTGATGTCTGACGCGCCATAGCTTCTACGCGTCTTTTCAACACTGTATTTTCATCATATGGTATATATGACTTCTTCCTAAAATCATAGAATGGCTTTGCGCTTCTGTATGCATCTTTAGCAACAAATCTTACCAGATTCTGTATATCTGCAACCTGTAAAGCTGTAAGACTTGCAAGCTCTTCCATTATCTTCTTTGCATCTGCGCCTGTATTTCTTAGATTAATCAGTGTTTGGACATCAGAAGGTAGCACCTCGCCAACTTCTTTTATGCGCTGTGCTATCTTCTTGATTAACCAAGTGTTTATTCTCTGCTGTCGATTGATTATAGGCTCTATGAGTCTGTTTAATGCATCATCTGGTAACATTTTACTCCTCTGCGTTTGTTGTGGTCGTAGTATCGATTATAGCCTTGATACTCAGCACGGGTGTTAAAAGCTCCCAATGCTTTACTTCGCTCTCCTTGATATCACTGGAAAGACTTTCAAAGCCTGTCGATTTCAAACTTACAATCTCAGCTCCCGTACTCATCTCATGAATATTGACTGTTACGCTGGGTGTGGTCAGTGTTGATAAAAGGTCTCTAAGTGTCATGAATCGAATCCTCCTTTGTTTTTGTTGAAGTTATTATTATCCTCGTTATTGCTTCCCATAATCATGTCATTTTCTGCGCTCTGTATGTTCTCTTTGTCGATTTCCTGAAGTGCCTGCTCTGCCTGTCTCTTTGTCTCTCCAAAATACCACATTCTGACTTCTACTTTGCTTGCAAGACCAGCATTCATGAGTGATAATCTCTTATTCAGCTCGGTATCTACATCTACCAAGATTGAATCGTCCCACTCAAATGATGCATCATAATCTCCATCGGGTGTGATGTCGTATAAGTCACAGTATGCATTCATGATGTAAATGACATCGCGCAAAGTATCTTCCAATGAATCCTGTATGTCTTTATTCGTCTGGAATGCTCTCTGCTTCATGGATTTAATCTCTGTTGCTGTCTTAGCTTCCATTGTAGCGTCTGAAAGACTGCCTCGTCCTAATCCAGCGACATCTTCAATTCTCATGAGTATTGCATTAAGTCCTTGTATATAAGACGAATCCCGCAACGTAGGTGCGTAGGGCTGATATGTATTGGATTCGCCCAAGTCGATAGTTCTGAAAAGTCTTGCCTGTAAGTGGTTCATGACTGTCTGTCCGCCGCCCTTGCCATCTTCTCTAAACTGCATAGCATCACGGTCAATATCGATTGCCATCTCGCCTGCTTCATACTCCCACAGCATTCTTGAATACTGAAAATCTGCATCTTTGATGAGGTCTTTTACTCTGCTGTATCCAGATACACCAAGCGGTGATGATGTATCAATCGTATTAGCTTCTGGCATTCTGAAGTATGCAAAAAGCGGTTTCTGTATATTCTTGATAGTCACTGTCTCTTTTAAGTCTTTCCATGACGATACGCTCGACAGAGGAACTTCCTGACCTAAATCCAATCCGTTTAAATCATCTTGATTTCCTTTGTTTGTCGTAGACTTGAATGCCTTGTTGATAATGGTCACTGTGTTATTCTTCCACTTGTGATATTCAAGTCTCCTGAAAATGATGTCTTTTTCTATCTGAGTCTGTACAAAAGCGGCCTCTGTAATCTGTCCACTTGCGTCAAAAGCTAACGGGAAAAAGCTGTCTGCCTGTATGAAGTCAAATTCAATCTGCCAGTCAGTGTCTTTACCATCTACTTCATTAGCTACAAGATACGGCTTGATAACAAGTCCACCCTTTGCTATGCCATACTCTAACTGCTTTCTAAGCTGTTTCTTTAGCTTCTTGTATTGCTCGTTGAGATATTCAGCTCTATCAGTAGGACCAATAGCTCTGTCCTCTGTAATTGTCTTAGGCTCTAAGCTCGGCATGATATTGCCATACTCATCAGGCTCAGGCTCTTTGTATTTAGGATTAGGTCTTTCGACTTCTTCAGTAGGAGTGGTAATCTCGCTTTCAAACTCAAGCAAAGCTGTCCTTGCCTTCTCGCTTGCTATCATTGCAGGTAAGCCAAGCGATGCAATCCTCACAGGGTCCTGCGGAGTAGGTTCTTTAAGCCATGGAGCCTGATTCTTGTACATGTCAGCCCAAAGCTGTATAGCGTGTTCCATCTGTGATGACATAATAGGTGTTACGTGTAAAGTCTGTTCGATTGTCCTTGCTCCTATCATCTTCTTCAATATCTCCTTTAATTTTGATATTATACTTGACCAAAATGCCATTTACTTCACCTCATTTTTTGCGCTCTTTGCGGTCTGATTTTGACTCTATTGTAAGTGGTACCATGTATTCAAGCTCTCCATTTGTTGACATCTGTCCCCACGTATCAATTGGTCGTAACTGCATACTTGATACTTTTGGCTCTCCACCATGCTGTGAACCCGTAGCTCCATCTTTACCATATGCAAAATTCTCAGCTATCTTTTTATCTGGTGTATATGATGTAAACACATCATCCGAAACAAGTTTTTGACCAGATGTTCCTCTATAAACTGTTATTGGCGTATATAACCAAGTCTTATAATCCATAGGTTTTTCATTTTTATCCAAACCAGTTTTATAATTGTGATATGCCACATTAAGTGATGCATTAAGTACGCCTTTATTATAAAACATTTGCTCGGCAATACGAGGCTTATATGATGAGTCTCCGTTTCTAAACCAGCCTGAAATATGACTTGCTTTAATTGAGTCCGTAATTTTATCAATCGCATCATCCATCGACATTTCATGTAGATTTTTGATTTCTTCTTGACGCTTCATCTCGTACCACAACTGCCGTATGGAATCCAGACCCTCATTTGCACCAAACTGCTTAAACAATCTATTAGATAGATTTTTATCTATAAACTCATCCACATCATCAGCATCTTTTAGTGGTCCTAATGACTTAATATCAAAATTATCAATCATGGAAGCATTTTTATCTTCGGCTCGTTTTTGTATCTCAGCTTGTTTCTTGCTTGCATCTATCTGCCGTTGCTTTTCGTCATTCTCTTTTTTGACCTCATTCTGACGCGCTGTAAAATTCTTGATTGCATCGTCTTTCGATTGACCTTCCATAATGGGTATATGCTGTCCATTAATTGTTATCCAAGCTTTCACTCCTGCCATGTATCTTCTCCTCAAGCTCTTTTATCAAGTCATCATCTGTCCAATACTGCGCTCTTACCGGCTCTTTACGTTTTCCACCACTGCCACCGCCTAAAAGATAGTCTACATGGTCAACAAGATTCGGCATTATATTTAAGGCACAGCAATCACGCTGAAACTCTTTTAAATACTGTCTGAATGCCCAATCATCATTGACTCCCTTTTCCCAATACTGACGGTAAACAGGATTTCCAATGATGTATTTATTTACCCACTCAGCACACCAACGTGCCCACATGTTGGGTATTCTGATGCAAGGAAAACTAAACCACATACGCGCTCTCGGCACTGCTCCTCTCTTGTTTGCTTCATCACCATCGTAAAGCTTACTTGAGAATCCACACACAAGTCCGTTATCATACCACTCTGTCCTCTGCTTAAAATCTTTACAGATGAGAACATCATCTTGCAAATGCCAAGTGCCTCCGATATCGTTTGGACAGCTTGCAAATGCGCTCATACAAGCCCGCAAGTTGCCTTCTCCCTTACTGTCATTATACACTGTAATGTCATCTTTTGCAATACCTTGTGCCAACATTGATGGAATTAAATATTGCTCTACATACCACAGCCTTTTCGGATATGTGTGTATCATGTATTTTGCCATTTACTTTCTCCTGTCTATCTCTGTCTGACTGCCTTTCCGCAACCAGTTATAGTAATACATCAAAGCATCAAATTCCACCACTCTCAATCGCTTTGAAAACATCTGCCTATGAAACTGCACATCACTCTTGGAACGTACATTTCCAAATCTTGAATCTCCGATGCTTGTGCGTTTCCAAGCTTTATTCCATGTCGCTATCCAATACCCACCAGTTGGTAATTGTGGTCTTGCATACAGCCAATCTTTGAAAATAAAGCTGAAGCATAGAATATCTGGCTCGTTCTCTTCTCTCAGCTTTCGGTCAAGTTCTGTCAATACATATTCATGTATCCACCAGTCATCGTCATCCATGAAGAGTATGTAATCGCCTTTAGCTTCTTCAATACCTCTATTTCTCGTTGGTCCATCACAGTGATTTTCAACTGTAAACACTTTGTCGGTGTATTCTCTGGCTATGCTTTCAGTGTTGTCCGTACAACTGTCACATACGATTATCAACTCGAAATCGCGAAAAATCTGCATTTTTATGCTTTTCAACGCTTTTCGGATGTGGTTTTCAGCGTTAAAAGCTGGAATTATGATGCTGAATCTTGGCTGGTATATACGCTTTGCAAGTGCTTTTATACCCTCTTGGAATTGATGTCTTTCGTGTCTTATAGACTGTCGGTAACCATCAAAATCTGACTTACATGTCTCATAATGCTTCAGCACTTCCCGAATCTTCTCACATATTGCTGGCAAGTTCTTGCTGTCTCTGTCAAATTTGTATTCCTCTGGTATGTTCACATCGTCTCGATATTTGGCACTACCTTCTCTGTCTGTGATTATACAACAACCTCTGGACGCTGATTCTCTTGGCATTCTATCTTTGCCGGGATGCTCACCAAAGTCAATATACAGCTTGCTACTGTCCATCAGACTTATAATCTGTGTCTGTGTCAAGTTGCATATTGGCATAAATGTCACATCAGGCATTCGTGATATTATCTGCTCCGTAAAATCCATACCCTTTTTAGGATTATACAGTACAATATCCGAACGCTCTGTGACGCTCATATTTGACAAATAAGCTGGGTTTATATAATCACCTGTATAAATTATCTGCTTCGCATCAATACCGCTCTTTATGAGAAAATCTGACGCATAAAATGACTGTGTGAGATGCAAAATCCTATTGTATTCTTTCGGAACTGCATCTCTGCCAGTCCACTTCTTGTAGTTATCTACACTTTCCCAGAAAATAATGCTTCGATTGTTCTTGAATCGCTCTATCTTCTTGGCCCAGATTTCTGGAAATATCAGAACTGCATCACTGTCTGGACTGTCTGTAACGATGTAATTACACCCATATGCTTTAGTATATCGCTCTGGCTGTGGATTGTTCAACTGCTTTGCGATATACCACATTTTTGCACATATATCGGCTTGCTGATTCAATTCCCAGCATAACTGATGTAAAAGCTCTATTCCACCTGTTTCGCAACGCTCTGGACATGCTACAAACACATTGACCATATATCAATTACCCTTTCTGTTAGCGTATTTCTGTAATGCATAACGCACCGCATCTATTGAATGGTTGTTTTCGTCTGGATATGCGCTTATGAAGTTGCCATCTCTGTCCTGCTCATATTCATACTGAGTAAATTCCTTATAGGTCTCGGGACATCTTCTTGCATCGATGTAAATATGATTTAAGCCTTGCAACCACTTTATGCCATATCGTACCGAATCTGGTCCTTTGTCAGCGCCTCGAATGAATGCTCCATATGCTTTAAAGTCTGCGATTGATTTTTCCTCTGCGCTGTCGGCTATTACCAGCTCATCCTTGCGTACTTTCTTCAGGTCATTGTATAAAATATCGAATACAACCTGATTTCGCGTTTTTACTGTGTTGTACTCATCAAAGATGTATAAATCCAAGTGCTTGATATCAAAATGCATTCTGACATAGCGGAACGGGTCTCTCGCAAAACCCCAATCGATTCCATTGTATATCTCGCTGAACGTCTGCCACATCGGCACTTTTTTGTCCTCAATTCCCATGCCGTTGTAATGAGATACAAGCTTAGTCATATCCAAATCGCAAGCATTCGGAAATACATCTCCACCTGTTCCTACAGGAACTCCCATGTATTCATGCTCATACGCTCTCGGATTCTTCTCTTTCAGCTCGTTTGCTTCTTCAAGAAACTCTGGTCCTAACCAGCTCTTAGGCACTTGTAAATATGTGGTTCTTACTACCAGTGTAGACTTTTGAGGTCTCAGCTCATATCCTTCTACAAACTCATTAGCCCAATTATTCTTTGAGATAGGCGGGTTAAACGTTCTGAAATCCCAAAACAGCTCGCCACCACGCTTTGTAGACTGTGTTACTTTTCTAAGCTCGCGCTCGCCCGCGAATTGGTCAAGCTCCTCGAACCAGTCTATACCGATGTATCCGAATGCCGGCTTTATTGATTTTACTTTGTCCGGGTCATCAAGTCCCATGAAGTAGATTTTCTGACCTGTTGGTATGTACTCGATTGGTGTTGAATAGTTTTTAGATATCTTAAATAAATCCTGCAATCCAAGCTGATAGATTCCCCAAACTACCTGTGGGAATATCGATGTCTGAATCGTATTGGCTATCTTTCTAAAACAGACTGCATGTATATTTGGGTATGCTGTGATTAACAGCGGTATCGCTATTCCACCAACAAATGATGACTTTGTGCTTCCTCGTCCTCCCGGAAATATGTACCTGCTATGTCGATGGTCAAGTATATCTTCTAAAACATCAAAAAAGTCAGGTATAATACAGTCACGGAGAGGGATATTAATTTGTGGCATATCTGACTGCATCCTTTCCTGTAAAATCAGCAAAAAGCAGGTTGGTAGCCTGCTTAGATGTTATACTGTTTTTTAAGTTTTAAAACGTCCTGCATATAATTATCAATCTGCTTTTCGTTAAGCGTGAACTCGCCAGATGACTCGCTGAAGCGTTTCCATGATGCTTGGTCTTTTATGCTTAGACCTTTTCCAGCTTTGCTCTCTGCTGTGAGTCTCAGATTTCTGCCAGCATTGTCATATACTTTAAGTGAATCAACAACACCAGACAGCTTTTGTACCGCGTCATATGCTTTTCTATGTGCGGCTGTCAGCTGATGCAATGGAACAAGTCTTTTCTGCTTCACGAATCTATCCAAGCTGTTTTGTCTTACCGTTTTGAAATCGCTGTAAACAAATGACATCTCGGTCTTGTAACCAGCTTTCTTTGCGGTATCTAAAAGCTTATAAACTCCACTGCCTGTAGCTGTACCGTCATACAGTGTCGGATAGTTGTTCTGTAAAGCTGTGTTGTATATCTGCTTTGCAAGTGCTGAAGATTCCTCATGATAATACGCTGTGAGTCTTTCATCCATCTCTTTTCCATCAGCTTTAGCAAGTGCTTTTTTGATATCATCAGGGTCAATCAGCATCGGGTTTTTATTCTGTGAGTAAAAATCTCCAATATTCTTACTGAATACACCCTTACCAGATGCGGCACCACCACCCGTAAACATAGCGACTTTTTCCTCACCCGGCGCATACGGCTTATGGTCTTTGAAATAATTTTCCATAATCTGTCTGTGTACTTCAGCACGTTCAGGAGATAAATTACCATTTTTATCAAGATGGTCAGCAAATGATTGTTCACCAGCGTTTCCTGCTTCTGATGTGTCTATCTTATCAACTTCCTTGCCCTTAAACATCATCTTGCCATTGCTCATTGTGACTTTATCGCCTTTTGCCAATTCATCTCTGTACTTAGACTCATTATTAAGCTTTTCCGCGTCTGTTTTGTTCTTAGCTATATCTTTATCTTTCTTATGTGCATCTAAGCTGTTTCCTGTCATTTTAGAGCTATTGGAAGCTGTATTTGACTTGTTGCTCTGCGTAGACTTCTTTCCTGTTGCTTCCGCTACTCTGTTTTTGATGTCTGCGTCAGTATCACCAGCATATATCGGAATATGTTTTCCACCCTTTAGTGTTATCCATCTTTCGGGTTCGCGCTCTTTTGCCATGATGCTCTCCTCTCACATTAATCCATATTGTATCGCTGAAGCTGTCTCATATAATGCCAGATTGTAATACTTAAACTCTGCATCATTCTTGAACGCTGACCGTTCACGTGCCTGTTTCTTTGATGTGACATCACTATTGGCCATATTGCTTATCTGTGTCAATCTGTCAGCATCTACCTGCTTCGCGTCTGCATCAGTAAACTCTGCGCCTTTGGCTTTACTCTTGTAATAAGCTATCTCTTTATCATTCAGTTTCGCCATTGCTCTTCCTCCAATCAAGCTTTATTGTCATGACGTTATCAGGTACACCCTTAACTCTGTTGTCTATGTCTACTGTCCTCTTTGCAAGCTCCTGACCAGCTTTTATTCTATCTGCTAATGTCGCATCAAGTCCAAATTGGTCTTTGATTTCGCCATTCATCACCTTGGTCAAAAACTTCATAACGTCTGCGGCTGTCGCGATTGCATGTTCCTCTTTCTTGGCATTGAGTCGGTCGATTTCCTTTTTCACCTTCTCCAGTGTCAACAAACGCGATGCCTGCTTACACGCTGTTGTTTCCTTATACCCTGCTCTTATGGCTGACTGCTGTCCATTGCTTGTTTCTGCATAATAGATACAGAATAATTTCTGCTGTTGGTTAAGTACATCTGGACAGTTTCTTTTCTGCTTGAATCCTTTTTGTCTCTGTACTCTTGGTTTCTTTTCTTTCTTTGGTTCTTCTGTTTTCTTTTCTGTTTTTGCTTTCTTTTCTTTCTGCTTTTTTTCTTCTTCCTGTTTGTATGTATCTTGTAATAGTTTTAATGTACTTCTATGTGTTGTTTTGGAGCTTTTCGATGTGCTTTTCTTTTTTATGGATTTTCCCGCCGATTTTTTTGTTTTCTTCTTCTCAGTGTCTTTATCCATTGTATCAGCTCCTTTTTATTAATACATCATGTCTAAACAGCTTGCTGTTGCCTGTGGCATATATGCAGGTATATTTCTTTTACTGAATCCGTCATAATGCTTTTTTAACAGGCTGTCTACATCTGGTTGCTTAAAATAGGTATCTGTCTCTGCATCAGTATAATTACCGCACTGCTTAAAATATGTCTTTACCGACTGTGTATACTCCTGTAATGTCATCTTTAAACCCTCCAACTATTTTATGAATTTATCTCTATACTTCATTGCATCATCATATCCATTTTCACCCGTAAAGGGCTTATTATTATTCTTAAACTCTTCAAGGTCTGTATTCTTTACTTTACCAATACCAACATATCGGTAAAATACTACATCTTCACGACCACATCCGCTTTCTTTCCATCCTTTTGGCGCATATTTCTCATTGAACTTTGTATAACTTACAGGCTCAAATCCACAGCTTACATAAAATTCATGATTACCATCAAAACTATCAAGCTTTCTGCCTCCAAGTTTTACTGCTTCAGCCATCAGCTCTCTGCCTTTCATTTTATCATTGGTATTCTTGCATAGGCTGATTATATCACCATTTCTGTCTACTGCTACTGTAGAACCACCTTTACTGACATAACATGCACAACCACGTGCTTTATAATCCTCTATTGTATGTGTATCATCTACTCTCCACTTATCAGCAATAGGACGGCTCTCTTTAGCAGTTACTAATGATTTATTAAATGATGCTGGGTTAACTGTCTGTAAAGCTTTTGTGGTATTTTCTGATTGCTTCGCATTATCTGCTTCTTTCTGATTTCTTGCTATCTGCTGGTCTTTCTCATCTTCATTTTTGGCGATGCTCTTCTGGTCATCTGACTGCTTGGTCGCTGTCTTTTTATCAACTGTTTTGTCTGATACTGTCTTTGTCTTGCTCTGCTTTCCTACAAAGCTCTTTACTGCATCAGCTTTAGACTGACCTTTCATGATAGGGACTCTGTTACCGTTTACAGTTATCCACTGTTCTATCTCTTTAGACATATCATTCTACCTCTTCCAAATCTTCTTCTCCTACTGCGTAGACTTCATCCAAATCTGACATCACTCCCCACGCGTCAAGCTCTCTGTCATATCCACGTACTTCATAAATCTTACCTTTTTCAAAAGCTCCATTAGTCTCTCCGATGTACTTAGCTTTACTTCCTTTGTGTAACATTTTCATCCTCACTTTCTGTCCTCAAGATTCTTCTCATGAATCTTGATAAATGCTTCACGAACATATCCATCTTTACCCTGTACCCAATGTACTTCTCTATCTAACACTTTAGAGCCGTTTGTTATCTTAGCGAATCCAGCACAATGTTGCCAATCTTCGGGATTTTTACCGCTCTCTGGATATCTCTTTGCGTACTTCTCTGCATCTCTGAATACTTTGGAACAACCTTTACCCGCAAATACATAAGCACCTGTAATACTTGTGCCTTCTTTAAATCTAAACCGCTCTTTTGTCTTGAGATGCAAGACGTCAGAAAACTTGTTAGCATCTTTGGCAGGTATATCGCTGAGACGTAAACGCTTAGGCGGTTCTTGTTTATTTCTCTTATCTGCTTCAGCTTTACTCTTTGACATCTGACTGTTTTTTCTTCTGTCATCTTCCATCATCTTGGTAAATCTGCCAACAGCGTCATCTTTTGACTCGCCCTCATATATTGGTACATGATGTCCGTTGACTGTTATCCACTCTGTTATGTTTTTCATGTCATCGTTCCTCAATCTTAACTAAGCTATAATCAATGTTTTTCCTCTTCTTGATTATTTCCCATTCTGCATTATCTGTTGGTATTTCCTGACCTTGAATGTAACACCAGATATCACGTAAAAAGAATACTATCTGAATCATTGATGTGGACTCAAAAAGCTTCTCTTTCTTGTGCTTAGTCTCAGTATCTAACGATTGACAGATTTTGTATATAGTGATTGGTCGATTTTGGTCTTTACTGAAAAACTGCGATTTCTCATAGAGGATTCTTCCTCCACTTTGATTTATCGCGTTTTGTAGCTTGTGTATCATCACACGATTAGAAGCAGGCATATCTCACCTCCTGCAAAAACCTATACTCATCTACAATTCATTATATAACAAAATCAAGAAAAAGTAAACAACTTTTTTTGTCGCTTACTCTTTTTTATTTTCTCCCAACATATCTTGCCATATCCTCGCTGTCTATATTCAAGCTTTTTCAACTTTTTACCACATCGCTTACAGACTTTATACAGCTCCACTCTTGATATCTCTATCATGATATCACCTCACTCATAACAGAATAATTCTGGTTTATCTCCTTTTACTTTGATGGTCAAATATACACTTGAACCGTTTTTACCTTGTCCTTGATATACTACATTTTTTGGACATACCCATTTAGTTCCATATATCAGTAGGTATTTTGCTAATAACACTGTTCGTTCTTTTGCTTGCCGTGTTTTAAATCCTTTACGTGTTACACTTGCATACTGACCTTTTGCAAGTATGACTTTCTCTATTGTATCACCACTCCATCTTGGTGAATTTACTCGGTTTATTACAACTGCACCTGTCAATAGTAATCGTATCATATCTTGCAACTCACTATAACCACCAGGATTTTCATTCTCTATCGCCATAGTTCCTGATAAGTGTTGAAGTGCTGTAGCATTTACATCTCCTAATTGTGATGGTGAAGTTATCACGCCTTTAAGTATCAGCACTAAGACTATAGGTGCTATACACTGCATCCGTATATAGTTTATCATGTATTCTCCTCATGCTGTTATTGTTTGCTTTGTGCTTATGCCTAACAAATAGTCTGTGCTGATATTCAGCACCACTGCTAATCTTGCTAATACTAAAGCACTTGGTGTTATCATATCGTAACGATACTGCCAAAGCATGTGTCTTGATATTTTAGCTCGGTTACATATTTCTGTTAATGTTAAAGGACATTCATTTATTGCCCGTTCAAGTTTCTCATGTAGTCCCTGCACTATTGTTATACTTTTAGCCATTCTTAATCTCCTTATCTTTCGCCCAATGCCGACACCAACCTGTCATAACCTCGGTGTAGCCTAAATATCTATCATTATCAATATCGCAAAGGCAAATAGTACCACCGTTATGTATATCCTTTTTTCTTACGTTATGCCGACAATTACAACAAACCTTTCCGTTTTCCACGCTCATTCCTGTACCTCCATCTTGCTACCGCAGTTAGGGCAATATTTGCTTTTAATTGCGTGTTTTGGTGAATTACCACATTCAGAACATCTTAAAACAATACAAACACTTCTCTTATTCAGTATCTTTATCCATTTTCCTGTCTTTTCCTTTGGTGTGACGGAGGGTAAATGAAGAATGTCTCGCATTATAGTTGCGGTACTTCTTCCTCTTGACATACACAATCTTTCATCACTTATTGCCCTTGCCAATTCATCAACTAAATCATTAACCGCCTGTCTGCTTATGGCATCCTCACAAGACTGTTGCTCTAATATTTCAGATATTGCTTCAAGATTTTCTATAATCTCTCCTAAGTTTCCGGCTTCGTATTGAGTAGGGCAATTTTCATCACATACTTTGCCACTTACTTCACATTTCATACAAGTGATTAAATGCTTTAGTTTTTTGTTTCTTTCTTCATTCGTCATTCACTCACCTCCTTGTCTGCCTCGACTACGCAAGGGAATCTTGCTATTACATTACAATCAACATATTTATGTCCCTCTATCTGATTTTGGCAGTAATCCATAAGTTGACCTGCATCTAACAAAGCGTCATGCCCTTTAGGAAGTACAGTGCCATTTGCGATACTGCGATAAATATAATCTTCTAAAGAACTTATTTTAATTTCTGTACGTTTACAGTATCTCTTAATTCCTTCTATTTCTCGTTTCGGAATCCTAATCACAACCTCAACTGTTTCCATCTGTATCACCTGCCTCAAAATATTCTTTTACTATCTCTATTGCTTTACCGAAACCGATTGCTTCAAGCCAATGCAGTTTTTTAACATTTCTTTCATATTCAGCATTAAGCCTTTGGATTAATTCATCCGTAGATTTAAGTGGACAATGTTCGGATTTAAAATTAGGTTCACTCTCTAATTTTTTTGTATTGAACCATGATTCCGTTAAATATCCATCCTCGTTCATAGGGCATAATTGATAGTGGTCTTTATAATAGCCTGTATCGTCAGAAGGGAAATATATAACTTTTCGTTTCGGACAATGTATGCAATTTTCCGGCATTTCCATACCTGTTAATATCACACTCATTCTGTATCACCTGCCTCTGTATAACTGTATATGCTCTCAATTTCGTAGCTGTTGGAACAACAATCTGGATATAACCCTGTACACAATTCTGTTAAATACTCATTAGCCATTTTCTCCGCTTCTTCCTTTGTGTCGCATAAAAATGATGTTTTAATCTCTATAGTTGCTTCAACTTTCCATTCTTTATCAAAGCTCATTCCTTACCTCACGTTCTGTCTTGTACTTGTCAATTACGTCAAGACACCAACATAATGCTTTTGCTCTATCTATATTTGAATTTTGATTGATTTTTGTGTGCTCCTCAATCTCTGCCCTTATCTTATCCAATGTTTCTTTCAACCTTTTAATCTCTTTTAATGCATCAAGATAACTCATGGATTCGTCTGTCATTCTGTATCACCTGCTTCGTCGGTTTTCAACATCATTGCTTGACATATACAGCATTTTTCCTTTGGTTTATCCTCGATATTACCACATTCAGAACATTTATATACTATTTTATCTTTTATAACTAATTTATCCCAGCGTCCTAAACGTGTTCTCATTTTATCTCTCTCCATAGTTTTAAACAATCAGGATTCACATAGTTACCTCTAACTGGAATTCCCATAAATCCTAATTCTAACAACTCACTTAAAATATTATGATTCTCGGGCAGTAGTGCTCCAACAACGCTTCTGCCCATTTCCCATTCGTAGTTACCTTCCTGATGTACCAGCTCATCATACAATTTTGAATCTGCTACAAGTGCTTTGCACTTAGTTATAATATCTTCAGCCTTCATCATTGTCCTCCTTCATACCCATAAGCTTCTGCATGAACTCTGAAAAACTCATAGGTTCATCCTTTGTGAAATCTGCCGACTTGATATCCTCTTTATCATGCTCCTCATTAAGTTCTCTGTCAGCATCAGCAAGCGCAAAACTCAACAGCTTAATAAGTCTGCTCTGTATAGCCTCCTGTAATACAGGTAAAGATACAAATGGTATTGATGCTTTAGCATTCTTAATTGACTGCTTATAAACACCACCAACTGCTGTTGCTACTGCTTCAAACATCTCTTTGGTTGTTCCTTCTGCTTCAATCATTACTCCATCTTTGTCTGCTTTAATATTCAACATGTTAAATTAACCTCCTCTTGTGTAAGCGCGTATTTTGCGTTTTAAGCGTCTTTTGTGTCTCAGTAGTATATTTTATCGTCTGAGATATGAAATCGTCATTTCCAAGCGTTCTGATGCGTTCTATGATATCTTCATCAAGATTTATCCCGCTGTTTTCAAAATCATAAATGATTGGTATCTTATTCTGCATCAAGAAGTTGTACAGTCTGGTAGGTATCACCAGACTGCTACCTCTCTTTTCAAGTTTATATATCATGACTTCTCCCAAAGCTGAAATACTGTAAATCCATCGTATTCAAACGACATACGTCCCATATCGTCATAAACGTTAGGCTCATATGTTATGGTCTTGCCAAGATAAAAAGCTAAAGTCTCAAGATTGTTATTTCCGTTGTTGTAAATGTGTATTGACTTTTCTAATCCAGCAATCGTTATTCCAAACTCGTTGTAATTCTTGTTTCCGTAATGTAGTAAAGCTTTCTGGTGCTTTACTACATTATCAAGCCAATTTTTTGCACCAACTCTCTTACTCTCAAACTCTGCACTAATCATACCTCTTCCTCCTTTGTAATCGCTGACTTTATTATCCAACCTTCCCACTTTACATCAACAAGCTTTTCGCTGATGCCATCAACATCATTTATATCAAGATTGATTCCTATCTTGCTAAGACAGATAGGACCGATTCCGTACTTTCTTGATATTGGGTTAGTAAGCTCTTTGCCACAACAGCAACAAGTAATTGTAGGCTTAGCTAATCCATGAAGCTTCATGTAAACCATACCTCGCGTCTCTTTCTCTTTTGTACCTGTCATTATTCGCATGGGCATGGGATTATTATTGTTCCACTTAGCCATGAAGTCAAAAAGCGGGGTTGCTGTCTCTGTCATGTACTTCTTAACAGTTATCTGAATCTCTCCAAGCTTTGGACTAATGCTCTGTATGCTCTGTGATGCATCAGAATCGATTTTAAGCACTGTTTCCTTCTTCGGTGATAACTTTATATGTATCGGGCCCTTAGACGTCTTAAAAGCTGAAATTGCGCTTTCTATGCTGTCATAGTTTTCTCCGTTGACTACTACCGAACCTTTCCAATTCTTTAATGCTGTAATCATGCAATCACCTCCGCATCAAACAAGCTCTGTCATCTTTGTATCGCTCTTTGTATCGTACACGATGTAGGTCTTTCCATCTATCGTGTAGCTGTACATCGTGCTGAATAAGTACCCGTTCCTGCTGACAACTCGTAAGTCATCATTGTAGCCAGCTGTCTCTTTTGCTCTTTTCTCAATCGCTTTCCAGATGCTGACTTTCTTTGCTGAAGGCTTACCGTATGCATCGTAAATACTGCCTTTGTTGCTCCACTTCTTATCGTTGAAAATCGCATTGATGCTCTCAGCTTCTTTTGTCCATTTTTTAATCTCTCTCATAGTGTTTTCTCCTTTCGATGTCTTAGAATCTCGATGCTATGTAGTATCCAACAATCTTTACTGCGTTTTCCCACGGATAATCAATCTTGCTTTCACACATCTCAATATATTCCTCGGTAAACTCATCACGAATGAAAAGCACATATCCGAAATACTCATCTCTGTCCTGCTTGATTGATATCGGCGTTGTTTCGTAATCGCGCATCTTTATCCAAATCTCATTGTTATTGACCTTCTCGATAATGATGTCTTTCTTGGTAAAACCGCTTTGCTCGTCTTTAAACTTCTTAGCTAATGCGCTCTTGATTTTTTCGATGTTCATAGGCTCGCTCCTTTCAAGCTATTGCTGACTTAGGAATCCATACTTTGTAACCAGTGTACTCAGTAAAATTGACTCTCTGACTGTATGTTCCGTGATACCAATAACAGCAATCATAACAAATTGCCTTTTCTGTCTCTTTCACAACACTATTAACCTTAATGCTGAAAAGCTCGATTTCCTCACCTTTATCATCGTAATCAAGAAGCTTTTCCCAAATAATTGTCTTACCTTTTGTAAATGCATCGCTCTGAATCTTCTTGTATATCCAATCTTTAATCTTAATTGTCATATCTCATCCCTCCTGCATCTCATTAAGCTTTTTATCTGCATTCTCAAGAACCATCTTTACAAACTCAACCATCTTCCAAGCTTCCTGCTCTGTCAAATCTTTACCAGTATTTTCTTTCCAAATCTTGTTTAATTCATTCATCATATCTCGTACCTCGTTCTTTCTTGTGTCGTATCTCTCAATCACAATAACATTATATAACACGTTTAATCATTTGTCAACACTTTTTTGAAAAATTTTTGGTTAATTTTAAATTTCTTACAAAAAAGAAAGGAAGTCGTTGTTTCTAACGACTTCCTCTCCCGGGTAAAGATAAAAATGTGTATGGGGTTACACTATGAAGTAAAAATGTCTGTTGACGTATTAACAGTATATCAATTTATACTTGCGTTGTCAAGCGCAATATTCATAGCATGGTCTACCAGCTCTTCTACGTACTTTAAAAGATTATCATCACAGCTCAAAGCGTCTTTAACCTTACTCATTCCCTGCAATTTATCGTTAATGACTTCTCCGCTCTCGATATCAACAATCTTATACCACGCTCCAGACTTCTCGACAATATTGTATTTTATAGCCACATCAATAAGGTCGTGTATATAATCAATTCCGTCTGAATATGTCAGCGTATAAAATCCTGTTCTACGCGATGGCGGACATGATTTCGTCTTTGTAATACTCATCAGCACGATATTTCCATACGGGTTCTCTGCACCTCGTGTAAGTTCATTTCCTTTATCATCAATGTATTTACCTTTGCTGAAGTGTAAGCGCATAGTACACATGAACTTCCAGCACTTACCGCCGGGTGTTTTCATACCACCCCACTGACTCTTTAAGTCCTCGCGCTCTTGATTGATGCCTATCAATGTGCAATGATATTTATGGCAAGCTGTCTCAGCTTTCTTGCTAAACTTTGTCAGTGGTCCTGCAATACCTGCATATGTAGCATCTCCAATCTCTTTTTCAATCTCTTGTGCTGACATCAAAGCGGCCAAACTGTCAATTATGACTAATCCTACTTCCTCACTCTCTATCATCACAAGAATCATCTGGAAAAGCTCTTCAGCTGATTGGGATTTTGGCTGTATGATATACAGTCTGTCTACATCAACACCAAGCTTTCTTGCCCACTCTACATCAAATGTGTTCTCAGAATCTACCCACAGCACATCTTTGTCAGGATACATGTTCTGAAAGTTTGCTACAATGTCCAAAGCTGATGTAGTCTTGCCTCCGCTTTCTTCGCCGTAAAACTCAATCAGTCTGCCTTCAGGTATACCACCATATGTGCAATAATTCATTCTTGGACTCGTAAACGGAATGCGCTTAAACTGCTCATAATTAGTGAGTCCCCTGGTCATGATTTCTTCTTTTTGCTCTTTGTTAATACTCTTTATAAGCTCATCAAGCTTTTTTCCCATAGATTTCCTCCCGTGATTTTTCTGTAACCCAGCCATTTTTAATCCATGCTGTAGGAACACAGAATTGATAATTTTCTTTGTACATCGGATGATTAGGTAAGTATTTTGACCTTATTCTACCTATCTTATTTCCAGCATCTGTAGGAACAAAACTATATCCGCCCTTTGCGTGTGTATAACTTACCATCAGTTTCCTCCCATTCTCGTAAGTTCCATCTCTGTCATACGTCTTGTAAGAACCTTTTTACAGCTCTGTAAAAGCTCTTGCGCGTTCTCCACTTTTGCCTTCATTGTTTTCCACGCTCTTGTATAGCATATGCTCGTTAATAGCTCTTGCTGACTGTTAAGCTCGGCAATGCTGTCTTTATCAGCTACAGTGCCTTTGTCTTGCGATGCTCTTGTGGCATGATACATCTCCTTATATACAGCTCTTGCGATATCATCTCTGATTCCAAGCTGTTCTACCATACCTCCTGCAAAGTAGATGTATGTTGAAAGATTCATGCAAAAATCATCCAGCTCCGCATCTGTAGGTGGATTTTGTCCATCTGCAAGACAATCCTTGATAAAAAGCACATAATCATCTAAATCCTTACAATAGGGTTGAATTATACTGTTTACAATGTCATTAAGTTGCTTAGAACTGTTTTCAACATGAAGTTGTATATCCTTCACCTTGTCCAATTTAATCTCATCATAGAGATTTATTTTTGACATGTAGTAGTCACCTCCTTTAAAAATTGTTCCACATCATACTCAAAAAATACACGTTTCTTTTTCCCAGATATCTCAATGGCACTTCGATTCAAGTATAGGTCAATCGTTGGTGCCTGTTCAATGAGATTGTATGGAATACTCTTAAATCCAGAATCATACAGATACTTTAACAAGTGAATGCTCAAAAACATTGTAACATCTTTGTCAACCCACCAACATATAACTCCTGCTGTAACTCCCACTATCTTTGACTTCTCAAGCAACCCTTCCCACTGTGTATCTGTGATATTTCCATAAAAGCCATGCAACACACCATGTTTATCTGCTTTCGGAATACTGTGAATGCTCAAAGTGTTTCCATGTACACTCTTACACTCAAAGTAATACTCGAACGGCTTTCGGTACACGATAAAATCACAGATATTTGAACTTCCCAGGTAACCATTTGTCTGGTCATGTAGTCTATCAATGCTGACTCCGTCAACTTTCTCAAATGCTTCTCTGATTTTGCTTTCAAACTGCTTGCCCCTGTTTACTGCCATTATCCGTCCTTTCTGCACTGTGTTTTAAATCCACAATACTCACAAGCTTTCTTGCTGATATTCAAAGGCTTAGGCGGTATTTTAAGCTTCTTGATATAGCTGTCACAGTTTGAAATCAAGCCAACAAGGTCCTGCTTCATATCATCAGTTGGCGTAAACATAAACGACTTCATATCCGATGTATCTCTGTTGATATAAACAAAGACAACATCATCGATTCCCAACGCGATTGAATAAGCTATTCCTTGATTGAAGTGGTCAGGATTCACACTCTCGCGGTTATAGAACTTGTTCGCGTTCTCTGTTTTCAGCTCAAGTATATAATACTTACCCATATACTTGATTATACCATCACATAAAAAGCTCATGTTAAGCTCTTTGTGATAAAGCTTTGTCTCGTATGAACCATGCTCAAAATCCGGCTCCTGTTTAATTTCCAAATAATCAAGATTTCTGCTTTTCACAAAGTCGGCAACATTGATATACTCACAGTCCATGCCATTACTTTTCATATCAAGCACTGCCTGCTGTATTCTTTGATGTGTATCTGTTCCAGAATTGCATATTCCTATACTCATATAAGATTCAGGCGTTTCATCTACAGGCTTTCCATAAATGATATAAGCCATCTGTCGTATGCAATGCATCGCGCTCGGCTTATATGTTCTACTGCCCGAACCTCTGTTTTTACTTGCTGTAAGCTCTATGCTACGCTTTAAGTCCTGCAAGAATGCTTTTTCTATTGGCATCTGCTCCGTAGCTTTGTTTACAAGCTTTACAAGATTTTTTAAATTTCTTGCCATATATCACCTCATAAAATATTTACTAAAATCTGTGGTACTGCTACCTCTTCATCAATCAATCCTGACTTTATACCAACCTCTGCATTGCGTATAATCTGCATTGCATTGATTAGCTCTTTGACAGAATAATTGCCTATGTGTTTTTTAGCGTTGTTTATCTGCCAAGTGTTTAATCCTGTACTCTTTGCGATGTCTCGACTTTTGCACGATTTTACCTGCAATGTCGCTTTAAAGTTGCTGTATAGATTCGATATCATCACCAACGTAGCTTCACCGCTGTCATAGCTTTCCTGCATCAGCTTAAATGCCGTATAGGCATCTCTCTGCATTACAGCATCTACAAAATCAAAGATAACATCTTTGGCGGGCTGATATATCGTTCCATCTTGAAGTAATGATATAAAAGACTGGTCGTATAATCGCTCTGTGACTATATGAAATCTCTTTATCTTATCAATCTCCAAAAGACATCTACCATAATCGTTTTCACATATCTCCATCAATCTCGTACAGTTTTTATCTGACAGACCGATTTCCTTTTGTATGTACTTCTTCAGGATTTCGCTTTTAAGCGTCTCAAATTCTACGATGATATCTTTATACTGCTTGTACAGTTTAACGCGCTTATCAAGCGTTGTAAACATGCACACAAGCATATTTTTTCCTATGCATCTCTGCACTGCTTCAAGTGCTTTATCATTTTTCAAAATCTCTGATGATTCAGACAGAACATATAATGATTTTGAAGCTATCATGGATTTCTTTCTGCTTGACTGTATTATGTCTGAAACTTCATCAATCCATTTGATTTCAAACTTGCCAAGCTTTGCTATCTGCTTTAGATAAATTCCTCTAACTTCAATCTCGGTGCCTGTAAAAATGTATATCTGACGCATTCTACCTGACATCATTTCAGCTTTCAGCTCTGCAAGTGTCATATACATCACCTCGTCCAATATCTTCGCATTTCGATTATCCAAGCATCAATCAACATTGACTTTGATACACCTCTAATGCCAAGCTGACTCATGTACTTACTTGTGATTGATGTACCTGTCGCATATTTAAGCGGATTCTCTTTCTTCATACGCTCCGCACACACTGCCATAAATGCTCGTAAAAACAGCTTTACATCATATCCTTCATCGTCTCGTAAAGCTAACTTGACAGATGCTTTAAAAACATTTGCTCCATCAGCTGTATCAATGTTGTCAATGACCTTATTGACATACCCATAAAAATCCTTAACTCCATATATCAGCATATGCTCGACATCTCCCGGAACATCGCATATATCACAAATCATGCCAAGCTCATCTGCTTTAGATACTCCCAAACGCTTGGAATATGCTCTAATTTCGTCGGAAGTATATGGGTCTAACTGAAATATCGATGCTCGACTCTTAACTGTCTCTAAAGTCATTTCCGTGCTTTCCAGCGTCATAACAAAATAAGCGTTATTTGGTGGTTCTTCCGTTATCTTCAATAGTGAATTTTTAGCTTGTACTGACATTGTATCCGCATCTGCGATTATGTAGATAATTGGATTCACTGCGCGATAGCTCGTAGCTATCATCTCTCGTATAGTATCTATCTTGACATCAGGAAGCTTATATGATGTGATTGACGGATTGCATTTTCTGAACTCATCGACTATCCAATCGCACATTGTCTTTTTACCACTTCCTACCTGTCCTGTTAAGATGCAAAATCTTGGAAAATCGCTGTTGTGTATAAGCATCTTAAATATATCTTGTAATCTCTTCTGACCTGTCATTCTTTGCCTCCCTCTATCCAAAGCAGTAATCTTGCTTCTATGTCGTATTTAGGTGCGGAACTATACTTGATATCATTATCAATCTTTACAATCTCATTCAGCAAATCCGTAAAGATGTCGTTATCTTTTAACCACTTATCAAGTCTCTTCTCATACTCATCAAGTCTTGGTATGTTCATCTGCTTCCAATCACATCCAAGTGCGTATTTGTTGACATCAAGTAAAAACTGCACATAGCTCTTGATAAATCGCTTTAAATCTTTGCCCTGTGCGTGTATATCGTCTATGATTGACCACATCGCCATAGTATCACCATACACCAACTTATCTGTCAACTGAAACATAGTATCATAGTTTGTAACACCAAGTGCTTTCACAACATTTTCAAGTGTCAAGTCAAGGCTGTAAGATAAAGCTTTATCCATAAGTGTGATTGCATCCCGCATACCACCATCTGCTATCTTTGCTATGTACTCAACTGCTTCTAAATCTTGATGGTCACCTGTCGGTATATTTCCTACTTCAACTTCTTGTGCTAATATCCAATCAAGCCTTTTTACAATACCTTGGTGACTTATCCTTTGAAAATCATACCTCTGTACTCTTGAAAGAATCGTCTTAGGTATTTTCTGCGGGTCTGTTGTACAGAAAATAAAAATGCTCTTAGCAGGTGGCTCTTCAAGAAGCTTCAGAAAAGCTTGCCAACCCATTAAACTGATTGCGTGGCACTCATCTATGATGAACACCTTATATTCACTATCAAGTGATTTTGTTTTTGCCTGCTGAATGATGTTTCTTACATCTTCCACGCTACTATTTGACGCGGCATCCATCTCAATAGGATTGCCTTTGCCTTTATTTATCTCTGATGCAAAAATACGCGCACATGTTGTTTTACCTGTACCAGCTCCACCACAAAATAAATATGCATGTTTTACTTCATTACTCTCCAACTGTTGCTTCAAAATCACTTTGATGCTCTCCTGCTCTGTTACGTCATCAAATGACTTAGGTCTATATTTTACTGCTAACGATATCATTTTTCCTCCTCATACTTGATAAATGCTAAAGCTAATCCACACCCTAAACAGATGACTATACCAGTAATCCATAATTTAATCTGTGATGTAAGTCCACTCGCTTCAGATGTCTCAGAAAAGAAACAAATCAATCCGAATATAAATCCTACAACAAGCACTATCTTGATAATCAATAAACATGCTTTCATAACTTTGTACATGTATCATTTCCCCTTTCCTACAAGTGCGTATTCAGCGTAATTAGTTACATGTCCATAACGATTTATCGTAGTACACATATTGGTCAGAATATTCATTCCGTGATGATGTCTCAACACATGAATGATTGCCGAAAGTCTTGTGATGCCTAAGTCAAAAGCTTCCATACTTGTGACTCTCTCGCCATCTTCAAGTTTCTGCTTAATAATGCTTAATTGTGTTGCGTCCATTGTAATACCTCCTTAAAAGTCTTTTCATCTATGATGTAATAGCGACTGACATTATCACCAAAGTCAAAACATAAAGCATTATAGCTTTTATTCATTGCGAATGCTTCTTCCTTGTTCTTATCAAGCCAATCACGTTTGATGCTGAATGATGCTTTTTCTGTCGTTGCTGTCTTGCATTCTATCAGCCAATCTTCTGTCGTAACATCACCCTTTTTAAACTCTGTAGCTCCGCTGTTTGCTGTCTGCTTTCCTTTAATAACTTTAGCAACCGCCTTTTCTTGACGGTTGCTATAAAATCTCGTAGGTCTTTTGTTCATGTCATCTCCAAATTAACCACTGTAGTATATTGTTTTCAAGCACATATCCAAGATTGTACTCTAAAGAACACGGGTATTTTTTATCATCTTCCCTAAATTCTTTGCATTGATTCTTGATACATTCCAGCGACTTCTTAACTGCATCAACAAGCTCATTATAAAGTGTTTTACTCATTTCAAGCTGTTTTTCAAGTGATACAATCAGATAATCAAGCTGACTAATACGCTTCTTTATCTGTTCAAAAAGCTCATCAGGCGTGTATAGATAAGTGGGAATCGTACAACTGTAATAGGGTTTATCTGCTTTCTCTCTGCGCGGGTCATCTTTCGGTAAATCAGTAACATTGATGTAAGCCCAAATCGTATAACTACAATTCACACCACGACTGTTTCTACCACTCACAGTAAGTACCGGATGGTGGTCATCTGAATATCTCTCACACCCATAATTCGCATTCTTGAAACTCTTTGCTCTTGAAGCAAAATCTGAACCATCTTTCTTCTTCAGAATCTTGACTTTTGACCAAAGCTCTTTCTCAAGCTTTGCTGTCTCAATGCTGTCAAGAAGTGAACGCCTTACATCTTCAAAATCTCTGATTTCTTTATTCATAAGCTTTCCTCCTTTCACGCGATGGTGATGCTGATGTATGAATTGTCATTGTCATCTGTAAAACTGATTACACGCTCAACTGTGCGGATAAGGGTCTTGTAAAGCTCATCGGGGTCTGTTGTAGCTCTGAAGTTTGCACAAGCTCCTTCATAAATCAAATTGCCATTTGTATCTTCAATGCGAATCTGCTCCCAACCAACAATAACTGAAAGAATGTTTGTTAATACCATAATCATTTCTCCTTTCGATGCTTACGAATTTTTCAAGTGTCTCATCTCAACTGACAAGAACATTATACAACACGTTTTTGTATTTGTCAACAACTTTTTTGAAAAAATTTTATTTTTTATTTTTCTCGATGTAAAACTGCTGTCCTAAGCTATCTTCCCACAGATTCTCATCTACTTTCTTAAATCCTGCTGATGCAAGCGTTATCTCTGCTTCTTTCTTTGTCTTGAAACCCGGATGTGCAATTCTTGACTTACCATTTACTGTCGCCATAACTAACCATTTTCCAAAAGCTTTCATATTGTCTCTCCTTTCACGCAAACCAAGCACTGTTGAATCCGAACATTAATAACAGCTGTCCTCGATTTCTTCAATCTCTGCACCAGTAAGCCCGCACTCTTTCTGAAGTATTCGCTCTTTATCGGTGATTGAAGCTGAAATAATCATCTTTTCCTCTGCGCTGTATCTTGCACTAAGAAACATCTTCATAAGCTTTTTAACACCAGATATAAGCTCGTTCTTAATATGCTCATCAATATCTTTCTTGCTATTGAAAACAACGTGGTCAATGTAGTAGCCTCTGTATTTTGTCATATCTCGTACCTCACTCTATTACAAATCTTGAAAATCTATCATCAATATCATCTTTGCAAGCATCAACAAACTTATTTGCCCAATTAACTGAATTAAATGTTGCTATCAAATCTTTGCTCTGAACCTCTCCGCAATAATTAAAGAACTCGATGTACACATTAACTTTGTTTGTTTTCTTCATATCTCGTACCTCACTTTTCTGTCGCTGTCTCTCTCAATCACAAGAACATTATATAACACGTTTAGCCATTTGTCAACACTTTTTTTAAATTTTTTTTCAAAAAAATAAGAGACCCTCTCGGACCTCTTATTTTATCAAGCTTTAAGCTTACGCATTATCTTCCTCAAACAAGCTCAAAATCTGCACGATATCACCATCAATAAGCTTGATTGCTGACTCATCACCAAACTGAAGTTCTACAGTATCTGTGGACTGCGCTTTTACATGCTTTGTAAATGCTACAGAATCAACAGTACATTCAAACTTATCCTTACTTCCTGACATATACGTAATATCTTCCACGCCTGTGCTTGCAAGTGATGATATCTTGACAGCTTTACCATCAAATGTCAGCTTGATTGCGTTGTCATCATATGCACCTATAAACAATGATATTCTATCAAGCGCCTGCATCAGTGCATTCTTTGACAGCTTACAGCTGTAAGGCATATTTGCGTCTTTAAACTGCTTCAGTGCTTCTACGGGATAATCGTCAATACCTTCCATCGCATGTGTGTAAATCTGAATATCTGAAGCGTAGAACAAAAGCACTCCCTCATCGTATCTCTCGACTGAAAACTTATCATCAGCTGACAATGCTAACAGCTCTATAACTGTCGGAGACAGTATTACAGGCTCTTCCATAAGCTCTGCACTGTAAATGCTCATCTCATCTCCGTTTGTCGCGGCAATGATGTCTCCTGCATAATAACCTGTAAGATATGGTGCATCCATCGAAACAGCAAGCGCGGGCTTTACAGAATTAAGCATCTTTGATACCACTGAAAGTTTGATATTGCCCGTTCCTGCTTCAGGCATCACTAAGTCACTAATCGGGTCAGGATACTGTATGGAATTTCCCATTTCGTCATACTGTAAAGCTATAGTGTACTTTCCGTTACCTGTAACATTAAGCTTATCAGCATCAGCTTCCATCGTGATTTTCTCACAGGTCTGCTTTTCTATCAGCTTTGCAAACTGGTCAGCAAGCACTGTGGCATAGAACTCTCCTTCAATGTTCTTCTGTCTCACATACAGATAATTGGTTCCTGTCTCATCTGACACAATCAGCGTAAGCTCTCCATCTTTTACTCTGATGCACATCAACTGTGTAAGTGGTAAAAGCTTGTTATTACCTACTCCCTTGTAAGCTTTGCTTACCAATGTTTTGAATGTCTCCGCTGAAATCGTCAGCGCATTTGCTTTTACTGCTTCTGTCTTTGTCTCTGTCTTTTTCTTCCCTGCCATGATGTCTCTCCTTTACGCTTTAACTTCTTTTGAATACTCTTTCCATGCATCAGAAAATCTTCCAGCTTTGATGCAATCATGCACTGAAATACCTAAAATGTGCATATTGTTTTTTGCAACCATTCTGTCAATCTTTCGCGTGTGTACTCTGCGAAACGGCTTTTGTCTTGTTCTTCCCATAACTGTTATCCTTTCTTGAATTTATCGCTTATTATTTTTGGCACTGCATGGTCCCAATCTATGAGATGATGAATCCTCTTGTGTCCACAACCCATCTCTGATATTTTAACACATGAGGGATTTCCCATAACAGTGTAAAAAGACTTCACATATGTGCCCATCTGTAAGTAGGCGTCTGTTAAACCACCGCTGTTCTGCTGTGTGTCGTGCTGGTTTAATGTCATATCTGAGATTGTAAAAAACAGCTTGCCTCTACTTCCCAATGATACATAAGCGTTGACATCTTCATTAATTCTACCATAAAAATCAAAAGGTCTGTCAACTTTACAAAAAAAGCTGTTCATTGCTTTTCTCAGAATCTTTTCTTTAAACAGCTTACAGCCACTACCACCAATGAAATCTCCTGTCTGTCCAAATGCCACTGTCGTTGCTCCACTCGTTTCAAGGAAATCTATTGTCTCATCTATCACCGAATCTAAATCTGTACAGTAGACTGTGGCAAGCTTATCTCCGTCCCACATTCGACTTCTGAAGATTGTATAATCATCATCAAGCTCTAAAAAATATGTCAGGCCAAGCTTCTTAGCTATCTCAAAACAGCTGTTACGTGCAAACAATACAATATTTCGATTATCAACTAAATCCATTGTATCACAGCTCTTGGCTTTCTTCTTTTTGTCAAACATAATGACATTTTCAGCACCAAATCGCTGTCGATATAAATCTGCCTGCTTATCCTCATTATCGATGATATAATAGATTCTATTTGTATTTCCGCATCGCTTTAATGTATCTGTCGTTATCACATTATCAGCTCTGCCATGTGTCAGTATGAAAATGGCAAAATCAGCTCTCATCTTTTGTCCTTCTTCCTGTCTGGTCCATAATCTGCTTAATGTTTTTACTCAGCTTTACATACCCATTCACAATAGCATCATTGATATCAATTATCACCAACGCTGATTCTTCCATCAATCTCTGCACTTCAGGTTCTGCATGGGCATAAAAGTCTGCTATCTTTGCATAATTGAACACTATATGCCTTGTTGCTCCAAGCTTCAGAAAGTCTTTAATTTCGTCTGGAATATCGGACTTGTTGATATTCTGCATAAGCTTTTTATACTGTGCTAAATCACAAAGCTCATGCATCTTAGGAGCTATTGCACTTGGTAAATACTGAGGTGGTAATACTTTTGCTGTGTATTTGGTATCAACTTCTTTTTTGATTTTAAACAATGGCATTAAACTATCCTCCTGTATTCTGGACTGATTATCTTAGGTGTAAAACTTGCATAAGGTATTGTAGGTCTGTCCAATGCAACAGGTCTCTGACCTAATAGAACAAGATGCTGGTAATACTCTGACTTACTCATATTACCATAACAATCTGTTGTGGTGTGAGGGTCTCGGCAACATACTTGTAATCCAAATGGACATATCGACATCTTACCAATTTTGTTGTTCTGCAATATAATGTCCATATCTTCAAGTATGCTTGTTCTCAAAACGTCTGGCATTCTTTCAACATCATAGATAAACATATTTCCATATCTTGTAGAATACTTATCCGCACAAGTGCTGTTAACCCCAATATAAAAGCTTGAATTTGGTGGTCCAACAAGAACCAAATCATCACTCGAATTTAACAGATTAACATACATGTCCATCATTCTATCAAAGTCAAATTTTCTTGTTGATTTAACCTTGTTCTCAGCACTTACATATCGAATCTGAAAATACTGTATATCATCAAAAAGATAACAAACGTATTTCACACCAAGCTGAAGTGCAAAGTCCTGAACTGCTAATCTCGAATATGTACACACTTTATGAGTTTTAGCATAAACACCAATATCATCTATTTTGTCGATATAATCAGCTTTATCAAACACCAAAAGGTTATCTTTGTATGTGGTCTTATACTCTTCAAGCTTAGGGTCATCAGTACCTACAACTATGTAGATAGGATATTTTACATCATGCTCTTTAAGCTGTTGTAACGTCATAATGTTATCAGGCTTACCATAGCTTGCTATGAAATAAGCAAAGTTATTTTTCATCTACAATATCCTCCAATAACATTGAATAGTCATTAAGATACTTGAAATAACCTGATTCTATAGCTTTATCTGTATCTACTATCACGCTCTTTAAGGCTTCAAGCCAACGCTTAATATTAGCGTCTTTTGTGCTTGCGTATAAATCTGCTAACTTCTCATACTTAAACACGATAAATCGCGTGGCAAGAATCTTAAAAAAGTTCTTATCATTTGTTGTCAAGCTACTATCTCCATCAATAGCTTTAACAAGCTCTAAATACTCAGTTAAATCCACACACTTGTTTTTATCAGTCATATCAAGATGTGGCTCGTAATAAAACTTAGGTTTAACTTCAAATAGTGCCATAAAATTTATCTCCTCTTAGATTTCGACTGTCTGTCCATACCATTCTTTTGTTATCTCGACATCGCACTTGATTGGCATCTTCAAAATTTCCTCAGCGGCCTCTGACATCGTTTTTGCCAACAGCTCGGAACATTCTTTGATGTTTTCCTCAGGACACTCTGCTATGACCTCATCATGTACGGGTATAAGCAATCTGAATCCAAGCTCTTTTAATCTTTCACTTTTACTCAGCTTTATCATGGCAAGCTTTGTCAAATCAGCGGCGCTACCTTGTATTCTCGAATTTACAACCTGTCGTGTAGCATCTGCGATTTTACCACCGTTGTCAATTATCAGGATTCCCTTTTCCTGCGCTTCTTTTTTGATTTTAAGCTTATCCTTAAACCAAGCTCGTTTAAGACGCTTCCTGAGCAAATCCTGCGTTTTGGCGGGTACTTCCTGCTCTAACTGTACGGGCTTCCCATTCTCATCAAAAGGTAAATCACTGCTGAAGTCTAAAACGTCATCATCTACAGGAACACCATTGATATATTTAAACTCATATTCCTCAAGCTGAAGCTCTGGCAATCTACGCTTTCTTCCACATACTGTTGTGACATAACCTAAATCATATGCCATATCAAGTGAATCTTGCTCAAATTTCTCAATCGCTGGAAATCCTCTGAATACACTGCTTTTTATTGCTTTAGCTTTTTCCTCTGTACAGCCTAATTGCTCCGCTATACTTGCTTCACCTCTGCCATACAAAACTCCCAACAGAATGCTCTTTGCCTGCGTTCTACGCTCCTTACCTTCTTTGTTTTTGCTTCCGTCTGCATTGAACTCTCTGCACTCATCATAAGGCTTGTTAAAAGCTTTGGAAGCAATCTCAGAATACAAATCCTTACCTGCCATAAATGTGTTATACATCTGTGGGTCTCCTGCTTCTTTACAAAGTGCGGCAAGACATTTAGGTTCCTGCTGTGAAAAGTCGCTACTCATCAGCAAGTATCCGGGTGATGCTGTAAACATCTTTCTGATGTCTTTATTATGACTTGGTATATTCTGAAGATTTGGCTCACTGCTTGACATTCTACCTGTCTTTGCCCCATATTGATTGAACTTACAATGTATCTTTCCATCATCGGGATTGACACACTCAGGAAGCTTATCTATGAACGTGGAAACAAGTGTTGCCAAGCTTCTATGCTCTAATACTGCTTTTGATACATCATTATTTATCTTTGTAAGCGTCTCCTCATCTGTACTTCTCGGAGACTTCTTGTTTACAGGCTCTATACCCATGATATCGTAAAATAATATCGCAAGCTGTGCGGAACTGCCTATATTGATTGGATTGTCAAGCTTTGCTCCATTCTTTCGTGCTTTATCTATCTCAGCTTTATATGGCTTCAAAGTCTCGTAAAAAGCTTGCACCTTTTCGTCAAGTAGTGCATTATACTTTTCCGACAAACTCTTGCTATACTCTGTATTAATCAAAACACCAGTATCTTCCATATCTGCTACAACAGGAACACAAGCCATCTCAATATTCTTGAACACCCAATAAAGCTGTCGCATATCTTCACGCTCATGGTCAGGTCTCAAATACTGTCTCTGATAATCAGAAAACTCTGTTGTAATTATAGTGTCGTGTGCGGCATACAGATATCCAATATTGTATGGTATCAATGTAAACGGTATACCTTTAAACAGCTCATCAAATGTGAACGCATCACCCTGTCCATTCATTACATACTTTTGATGTAATGGCTTCAGCTTGTTTGTAGGCTCGTTTTCGTTAAGAATACGCGCGCCTAAATAAGCATCCCATGTACAGTAGATATCTGGAACACCAAAGTGTCGCATGACTCTGATATCAAAATCAGCATTGAACATGTCAATATCTGGCTTTTTCTTCAGTAATCGCTTGAACTCCTCACGCACAAAATCAGCATCAAGCTGTCCAACAGCTTTCTGTTGTGTGATATAGCTAATATGATTGATTGGAATGTATGCACTCTTTTGACCATATGTGTAAATACATGGTCCCGCAATCTTATTACGCATCGGGTCAAGACCATCAGTCTCAGTATCAAGCGAAAAGTATCCATTGCCTATACATTCTGTGATGTAATCATGAAGCACTTCCTTATCTGTGATACATAAATACTCATCACGATACTTTCCAAGATTCTTTTCGACCATCTGCTTAATCTGTTCAATTCTACCGATTAAACTGGTCCCGCCCTTTAATGACGGGACCACTTGTTTTGCTGTAGCTGTCTTGCCTGCGATTGACTTATCTAAAGCTCTATTTGTCTTTGTCTTAGGCAACGTAAACAACGGCATTATTTATCTCCTCTTCTTGACGGTGTACGTCTTTCAGAACGTGCGGAACTACGTCTTGTGGGCTTCTCATCTTCTTCCTCATCATCTTCCGCATCTTCTTCCTCATCGCGCTTACTTGAACGTTTGCGCGTAGTTGTCTCTTCTCTGCTTGAACGTCTGCGCGGTCTCTCTTCTTCCTCATCGTCATCGGGCGGAAACTCTTTTTCTTCAAGATAATACTCCATGTCATCAGCTGACTTATCAAGAACAAGACCTCCAAGAAGCTTCGGCATATCGTCCTCAAAATCTTCAAGCTGTGTATCATCTTTCTCGACCTCGTAAATCTCATAGGTCGTGTTTGTGTCTTTGGGCTTTCCGTTTCTCTCGACTTCAAAGATATGCTGTACAAGATTATCCTTGTTCGCGTATCTGCTACACAAACTGGACATCTTTTCAAACATCTTCTTGCCTCTGTCCCAAACCTGTACTTGGTCCTCATCTACATTGTAGACAGGAATTAAAAGCTTGACCTGTGTTTTCATCTGTTCACGACAGAACGGACACATATCAACCGGGTCTCTGTAAGTACGTAAACAGTTTACGTACCTCTTCTTATCACCAATATCTACTTCATGAACGCTGAAGCCCTCAATATCGTCCTCGTTGTTATAAAGAAATCTGACTCTCTTTACGCCTTTGTGTTCTGAAATACTGAAGAAGCCTCCGCCTCCCTGTCCGCCATAATTTGCGGACTCACTCGCATTAAATCGTGCCATAAGTTTTCTCCTCTCATGATGCTTTTGAATTTTATATCTTACGCCTGGGAAAGTGCTTTAATCACACTTTCCAGCGTATTGATATCTACTTTACTGAAGTATTCAAACTTCTCTTTTGAATCAACTACTTTGAAACCTGCGGTCTCTACAATGGTCTTGACTGCTTCGCCATTGAAGTAGACTGTAAACAGCTTTGCACCGATGTAAACAACAGCTATCTTAGCTACCGGGTCGATAATCAGCAAATCATCGCTTCTACCTTTTATCTTGAAGTCAAAACCAGACTTCTTGATTATCTCAATCGCTACCTCTTTGCTCGGCTTTTCGCTGGAATCAACTTTCTTGCTTTTCTGCTTCTTTTCTTTAACAATCTCAACCTTATCAGCATCGATTGACGGACACTCAATTCCAAGCTCTTTCTTCTGCTCCATGACTTCTGCCACATACTCATCATCAGGAATATCATCAGGATTCGTAATTTCTTTCTTTGCTTTCTGCTTCTTCTCAGCTTTCCTCTTGTCCTGAATCTTCTTGACTTCCTTATCAACGTCTGCAAGCTTCTCAGCTCCGGGCATAGGAACAAGCTTTGACTCATCGACCTTCATCTCATCTGCCTGCTTCTTCTCAGCTTCAAGAATCTTTGCTACTGCTTTTGACTTTGCGCCTTTCTTATCAATCTTGATACCAAGCTTGTTAGCAACCTCAACTAAGCAACCCATTGTCATCGAATAAAGCTTTTCTTCACGTGTCATCATAACCGTTTCCTCCTTGTGATGTCTTTGATTTTTGTGATTTTGTCAGCGTATCTCTCTCACTGACAAGAACATTATACTACACGTTTTTGTGTTTGTCAACACTTTTTTTTAAATTTTTCTGAATTTTTTTTTCAGAGCATCATGCGGACTTGCGCCCGCTTGATATTTCAAGCACAAAGCTCGATTGTCTCATATGTCTTGTATGACTTTGTACTGTAAATCTCTACTGACTTCGGATAGTAACAAGACCAAAGCTCTTTCTCATTGATAATGAATGTTACGCTCTGCATACATACATATTTTCGCTGTATATACTCAGTAATAACGCTGTCAAGCTTCTCTTTCTTCTCATAGTCTGTATAGTGTGTGCAAGACTCTTTAAGCTCTTTGGCAAGCTTCTTCATGTCTTTAATTAAACCACTTAAAGGCTTCAGTGCAAAACGCTTCTTGTTAAGTGTCTTAACGAACTCTTCCTTGCTCAACTCTGTTGCCATGTACATCGGCTCAATTATGTTGTTATAATCATCGATGCTAACCTCATAACCAGCAATCTGCTCAAATTCAAACTTCATCATATCTTGTGCCCTCCTTCAAGTCTTTCAAGTGTCTCATCTCATCTGACAATAACATTATATAACACGTTTTTCTATCTGTCAAGCACTTTTTTGAATTTTTTTTTCAAGAATGAGCAAGCGGGCATAAGCCCGCTTTGATTTATCTGTTGCACCAGCGATTAGCTTTCTCAGCAACTTCCTGCATCTCATCATCGTTAAGCGGAATCAGCTTTGCTACTGTCTGACAGTGAATGTCAACTCTGCCAACCTTGAAAAGCTGAACATACGCAAACTTTGACTCATCACTGAACTGACAAAGACCAACGATATCTTCTGTCTGCACGATGGGAAGATTAGCACTGTTTGCAAGCTCCATCAAGTCGCTGTACCCGAATGAACCAGAAAGACAGCAACCCCAACTCGTAATCTCCCAATCTGAAGAACCATCAGCATTAATTGTCTGACCGATACTGCATGTCACATCGATGCTACCACGTGATGTCTGCTTGTTGACTTTGATGATGTCGCGCCAGCTCTTATATGTGTCATACTCTTGCTTCTTATCAAGGTCAATCTTGACTGTCTTTATCTTTCCGCTATTGAATGTGTAAGCATAACCCTGTCTGCCACCAATAAAGTTTTTGTTAATCTGAATGTCATTTGCTCTCATAAGCGTTTCTCCTCTCAAGTCTTGTGATTTTTTCGACTGTCATCTCAACTGACAAGAACATTATATAACACGTTTTTAAATTTGTCAACTACTTTTTTAAAAATTTTTAAAATTTTTTCTTGAGACCTAAAAAGTAGTCTCTTGACATAGCTCCAATATCTTTAAAAGTCTTGATATTCCAACGATATTCAGTGATTATCTTGTTATCTATCTCTTCTCGTATTCGTTCTCTCGCCTTTAGTCCTGCTTTGTCCATATCTGTAGCAAGTATTAGCTCTCTGCATGGAAGTTCTCTCAGCTGTCTAAACTGTAAATCATTACCTAATCCATTAAGTGCTACAGCATATTTGCCAAACACCCAACACTTCAGCGCATCAAACATACCTTCACAGACTATAACCTCTTTTGGAAACTCAACTAACTGCTGATATAGCTCAAATATACCATAAAGCGGTTTCTCTACTCCTTCGGGATAGTGATATCTCTTTGTCTTAACAGCTCTCGTAGCAACAAAAAGGGTGTTGCCAGAAATATCACGGACAGGGAAAGTAATACAATCACTGCTTTTATCGTAGCCAATATCAAAAGTCTCAATAATCTCATCGTCCAGACCACGCTCATACATATAAGGGTGAGTATAGCGATACTTGTCCAATACATCTTCAGACACATACTCCTTTCTTTTGTGCTTTTTACTTCTTGACATATCAAGCGGTATATCATTTCTGCTTTCTGTCTCAAGATGTGAAAAGTTCTTGAGCAACCACTTGTTTCCAAACTTGCCTAATATGTCATCATCTTTACCAAAACAGAATGAAATCACTTCCGGCAAGCTGTGAATCTCGCCACATGCGAAACAATGAAACTTTCCATCATCTTTTCTCAGTCCTGCGGAAGGCTTCTTCTCTTGCCCTCCGCTATGATATGGACATTGAACCATAATATGCGTCTGTAGATTGTTACGCTTTTGTAAAAGCTGTATTCCATTAGCTTGTAGCTGAATAGCCAGCTCATCAAGAATATCTGACAGCTCGACATTGTAATAGGTCTCGCCTATCTTCATCAGAATACGTCCTCCTTAGCATCTGACTTTTTAGTATTGCGCTTTCTTTCTTCACGCGGTTTATTGTCACGCGCTACAGCATCATCAACAGTAGGTAAGTATGTGAATGTTCCAGTATCAATATCCCAATTATAAGCTACTTCACCACCAACTGTACCATATCGATTCTTCTTGACTCCAATCTTCAGCACGTTGTCTTTTGTCTGTCTGATTGACAGAACTTTTGTAGCATTCATGGCTATGCCATCGCTGTCTCTGATGCTCTCAAGCTCAGGTACCCCCTCTTTGTCAGCATCTATAACTCCATTTCTGTTCGCCTGAACAACTACCATGACTGGAATCTCAAGTTCTACACTCAGCGCGATTAAATCCTCACTTATGTTTGTAAGCATCGTGGTTTTTGAATCTCCACGCTTATATCGCTCATCTGAAAGATACGTGATGCCATCAATCGCGATACAATCAAGCTTGTACTTCTTAACCCAATTCTTTAGCTTGGTCACTGTTATCTGTCGTTGAAAATCTGCTGGCGTAGCCACTATGAATTTATTATCACGCTCTGCGACTTCCTCAGTATATGCTTTATAGTCTGCATCATCAACACCATCTTTTGACCACATCAAGCCTGTATTTGAATAATTCTTATACAGCGTATCAAAACGATAACCTACACTGCTTGCTGACATCTCTGGTGATACATACCCAACATTGTAACCAATCTCCCATATGTGCGTACATATCTTTTCAAGCACAAAGCTTTTACCCATGTTAGTACGCGCTACGATGACGATAAATTCCTCTTTACGCTGTATGCAATGAATCAGACCATCAAGTTCCTCAAAGCCACATGTGAAGAACCAGTCATTTTGATGTGTCTTTCTCTCTTGATACTGCCTATATCTGTTTACAGCATCCTTGATGATATCAACACCACCAACATCGTACTCAGGCTGTAAATGTCGCATCTCGCTTATAAGATACTCAGCGGCCACGTTTGAATCTGTCTTTAAAAGCTCTGCGGCCTTTGTAATGACAGGAACTGACCTGAAGTAAAGATATTCCTCTCGTATCTTCTCGACCAAGTATCTGTCGCTCTCTGCGACTTCTACAAGCTCGACATCTGAAAATTCGTTAAGGAATGTTGCTTTATCCGGCACGTTTCCATACTTCTCATAATGCTCTAATATATATTCAATTTCCTCTTTGTATTCGGGAAAATAATCTGCTGTGATGTTATTGTCCTGCATAATGGCAAGGCTTCTTGTACTCAGCACTTTTGATATAATCTGCAAATCAACCATTATCTCATGTCTCCGCCTTTCAGTGTTATTATCTCACTTGCCCCATATATTCTGCTTGTTAGTCTCTCGCCTAAAATCTTCTCAAGCTCATTTTCAGTCATTATGTTTGAAGTAAATATATTTGACTTGCCTGCCAATATTCTGTTGTTTATTGCTGTGAAAAGCTGTGTATAATCATACTGTGATATTCCTGTGATTGCTACATCGTCCCACACAACAAGCGGAACATTCTCAAGATTATCCTTATACTCTTTTGATAGTGGGCTGTTGAAGTCTTTAAGCTTTATCAGATAATCTGAAACTGAAACAAACATGCCCTGCAACCTCTCGTAGTTTCCTGCCGACTTCTTGTGAAAGTACGTATGAAGCATTCTTACAGCCCAACTTGTTTTGCCGTTTCCAGCTCTTCCACAGATATACAGATTATTTCCGTCAGCCACAAACTTTTCGATATCTGCTTTAATAGCTTTTAAACGCACGTAAGCGGGTCTATCTACGCGATTTACATCGTTGATATACATTTCTATAGGCTGACGCAATTTAACCGGTAATCCGCTGTTTTCCATCTGCCAGCGCATCTCTAAAAATGTCCGACACATAAAGCATCTATCTGTACAAACATCTTTATACCAGCACTCAGAATTTCTCTGATTTTCCATTTTTTATTTCCTCTCTAAATTGTATCTTATCTACCTTCTTGCGCTCATCATCGTAAGTGTCAAAATCTGATTTTGATTTGCTCTTGCAATCATACTTGCCTTCAAGTATGCTGATAAACTTATCCTCACGTAGAATGAAATCAATATCAGCTTTCCAACCTCTATCATTCTTTCCTGTAAGAAAACTCGATTTCTGCGCTTTTGTAAACACTGCTTTGATATCTTCAAGTGAATACTTCTTTATCAGCTTCTTTATAGCTTTTTCTCTTTTCTCTGTAAGCTTTACACATTTAGGTAAATCAATGCATATTTGGTGATATAATTCTACGAATGTAGAAATTTCAGAATCCGTTTTTTCACTCTTAGCATTAATAGATTTATCTATTAATGCCTTTTTATTTATATTCTTATTACTTTGATTATTACTTAAGTTAAATTTTTCAACATCAAGTTCTTTAATTTTTTCAGAACTTGTTTGTAAAAATGTGAATAGCTTGTTTTCATCTATTTTGAAATATTTAGTAGCTGGGAGTCCTTTTAATTTTGTTTCAAGTATACCCACATTCTTGAGTGATTGTATTGCCTGTCGTTGTTGATACTCTGAAAGTCCTGTATTATCTTCAAGCTTTGTCGCTGTACAATAAAACATACCGTCATCTGTTAGTAGTTCTTTTTCTTCCCAATGCTCATGCTCGGAACAAAGCTCACCAAGTATTACTGATTCAGCTAATCCAAATATTTTGATTAGAGTTTTGTTTACGCTGATATAGTTTGATGATGCTAAAATCTTTAATACTGACATAATATTTACTCCTTTTCTAAAAAGTAAAAAGTACAAATTCTTCATCGCTCCCACACGATGCTGAATTTGTACTTTGCCGGGGTCAAGTACGCTTCTCTTGAATATGAGGTCTCATATACAGCGACAACTGTGGGAGAAGCCGTCACTTGACCTATTTGTTTAGCATATAACAGTTAATCACTGTCATAATAGTAGTATAACATGTTTATTTCAGATTGTCAACAACTATTTAAAAGTCCTTGAAATATCTTCAATCTGATTGTCGCACTCAGCATTTACAGTATCCCATAAAAACTGTCTTTCTTTCTCGATATCTACTCCTGTAACGTCAGGAATTGCTCTTTCCTCGTGATATTCTACTGTAAAGTAGTTATCCTTTATCTTTACGCTTGCACGACTCGTAGCCGCGATTACCGTGATTTTGGCAATGCTTTCGTAAGCTTTCTCTTTTGCTTTTGTAGTCTTTGTTGTTACTTTCTTTGTTGTCTTTACTGGCACAATGCTCATCCTTTCTTCTGGCTTATTCTCAAGCTGACTGTGACTGATTTCTCTTTACAGCTTGACATCTCTTCAACAAACTTAGGTCCTACAAGATTGTTGTAAATAGCGTTCTCAAGCGCGTTCTCATCAACTTGCTCAACAGTCTTAATCAGCTTCATTTCCTTCAACTGCTTCTTAGTGAAAGTGTTATGAAGCAAATATAACAACTTTTCCTCGTTCATGCTCTCTTTTACAGCTTCGACATAGTTTGCCACATAGCCGTCTGATTCGTACTTCTTGATTCCTTCTTGTAACATGATTTCTTTGATTTCTGCGTTTTCGGAGTCGCATACTTTCTTCAACTCGCCGGCTTCTGCTTTATGTTGTGCAAACTTAGGTATTAACTCATCCAACTTCTGTGTACTCATAATTTCCTCCTTATATAGGTAAACTCAAATCAATCTTTTCAATCTCTGCGCGTATCTCAAGTACATGTAAATACTTGCCCATAAGTTTTGCCTGCTTACGTAAAAGCTCAAGACTACATGCGGGTTCAAAACCAAGCGTATTTGCTTCCATCTTTACAATAGTTGAATGCAATTTGTCATATCTGATTTTTGTCTGCTTATACTCAGCTACAAAACGTTCCCTATAATCTGTTGACAACATCAAATCAACAGTGTTTTCTAATGTCATAGTATCACTCTCCCTTTTTAACATACTTCTGTGTTATTGCACCCATAGCTCCATTACGACCGATGGGTATTTTCTCTTTAAATTCTTTGACTTTCCAGATGTCACTGAATTTCCAGCTTCTTGTACCTCTTGCATGGTCCTGCTCAAAGTCAGGAAGAAGCTTTGACAGCTCATGGTCAGGCTCTGCCTGTTTGAATGCATACCAGTTATTAATTGTCTTAACAGATACACCAACTGACAGCGCAAGCTCCTCAACTTTGATACGTCTTTCTTTAGTTGCCATATTCATTCCTCCTTTCTATAAACATTTACTTTAAACATAACATAACACATTTAAAATGCGCTGTCAATCTCTTTTTTTAACTGTCTCACGACAGGAGGAAGTCAATGACTTCCTCTTTGTTGACTGTAAGTTTTCCATCTACTAACATATCTGCCATCGCGCCTTTCTTGTAAACAAGCTGATGTATTCTCTCATCGATGGTGTTCTTTGCAAGCAGTGTATAGATTGTTACGTTCTCTTTTGTACCAACTCTGTGGCATCTATCTTCTGCCTGCTCTTTGTTAGCTCTGTTCCAAGGCTCATCCATGAAGATTTCTACTGTGCCAGCTGTAAGTGTTAAGCCTGTTCCCATCGCTCCTGTCGTTCCGATGATGACTTTACACTTGGGATTGTTCTGGAACTCATTCTTTGCTGTCTCTCTTGCTTCAGCATTAAGCTCGCCAGTGATTGATACACAATAATACTTTTTCTCAAGTCTTTCACGAATTGGTGTTGTCATCTGTGTCCAGTTGCTGAAGATGACAACTTTCTTTTCATTTGCTACAGCTTCTTCAACAAGCTCTTCCATTCTGTCAAGCTTTGCGCTCTCTCTGATACTGCTTGAAAGAATGCCGGTGTAACCAGTCGCCTGTCTCATTCTGATTAACTCAGCAAGTGGATTACTTGCTTTCTTTATCTGGTCGATGTTTGCTTGAATATCTGCTGTAACTTCTTTGTAAATCTGTAACTGCTTAGGTGTAAGCTCGACAAACTCATCAATGTAAAGCTTTTCGGGAAGGTCAAGCACATCACTCTTTAAACGTCTTAGCATGATTTCATTAAGTCTCTCGCCAAGTTCATCAAGATTCTTGTAACCGATGATTTCATACCCTCCGTATCCACCATACTCGCAATAGTGCTTTTTGAAGCTGTAAAAGGCATGACTCTCATATCCTAACCACTTTAGTATGATGAACAAGTCAATGGGCTGATTCATAACGGGTGTACCTGTCATCGCGATTCTTACCTTAGGCTCAAGCTTTAACAGTGCTTTACCCTGCTGACTTGTTGGGTCTTTACATTTATGTACCTCATCAACAGCAATGATACCAATCTTACCTGATTTGCAAAGCTCGCTTATCTTAGTCTGTATTGACTCATCGCGGATGCTCTCTATATTTGTGATAATGAAGTAGCTGTCTATGTCATCGATGTTCTCTAAATCAGCCAGCTTCTCTTTGTTACCCTTTACTTTGCCGTTTCTGTTACCAAGAATGTAACCAGTTTCGTTGCTGTGAATGCTTATCTCATTCTGCCAGTTATACTTCAGACCATTGACACAACAGATAATCAAGCATTTGCTGATTTTGTACTGAAGCTTCTTAGCTACTGCGATATCGATTACCTGCTTTGTCTTTCCAAGTCCTTGCTCATCAGCAAGCAACCATCTGTCATGATTCAGTCCGTAATTGAAGCCATCTATCTGATGCTCAAAGGGCTTTGTCTTAAATTCAAAACCCTTAGGCATTTTGACTTCGCGCTTTGTAAGTGACACATACTCATCAGCGTTAATCTCAATCTCAAAATCTGAAGCTTTCTCAATGAACTCAGCAAGCTTGTTGAATGGAATCTCCCACTCTTTGTTCTTAGCATCCCAATGCTTCATGGGAAAGCTTCTCACTGTATCAACAAGTGACTGATTGTATGGGAAAGAAATAAACAAGCTGTTATCATCTATACCGACATTTTCTCTCTTGCGAATATCGATTTTTACTGTCATACGTTTGCTCCTTTCAAGTGTCTTATCTCTCTCGACAAGAACATTATATAACACGTTTAAAAATCTGTCAAGCGTTTTTTGAAAAATTTTTGTAAATCGTCCAAAGTCTTGTAAATATGCGCTCTTTCATCAGCTGAATGGGTTGAGATGTGCAATGCAATTATAAATTCTTTTATCTCCTTGCATAAATCACGCATTAAATTTATAACAGCTCTTTCTCCTGCATTTCCAAGCTCATATTCGCGTTTTATGTTTGCATATGAAGAATATGTCGGCAAAATATCAAAAAGCTCTTTTTGAGTGCTTTCCGTGCGTTGTAGATGGTCTCTGACAATGTACAGAGACGCTAACTTCTGGCATGAGTCATAAGAGCTGTCTTGTAGTAGTCTTTTAATCTCGCTGTTTATATCGTCTGTATTCATATATCCTCCTTAAAAAAGGCACCTCATCGCTGAAGTGCCTTTAAAATCATTTAATCTTCATGATGCAGTCTTTAATCGCCTGTCGTTCATGTTCGCTCATGGTATCATCCATCAGTGTTTCTAACTTCTGTACCATCTTCTTTCTGGAAGCGTCTCTGCTATATTCGTTGGAATTTCCTTCTGCATTTGACCATCCTCTATCCTGACTATTACGAAAGTTATCTCTGCTTTCGTTGTACCGACCATCACCATCTCCGTCTCGGCCTCTACGTGCATTTGACTGACCTTCATAAGAATTGTTAGACTGACCATCATATGTATTTCCCATCCAAGGTCTCATGTTAGATGTGCCTTCCATTGAATAAGGGTATCTTGCATAAGAATTTCTTCCGTAGCTGTTATTACTCATCTCACCCTTTTTCTCCTGCTCTTCCATCTCATGGCGGTCAATACATTTATTAACGACTTTTAAAGCGGCAGTGAGTTTATAAAGATTATCAAGTGAATCTTTGTTCAAATCATGCCTTCTTTCGATTTCACCAACCTCACGCTCAAGCATATCACGGAGGTTTTCGTACATCTGCAATTTATGTCCCATAATAAATCTCCTTTCTATGCTATTCTGTTAATTGTAAGATTAGCGTTCTGTACGCTGATTACGGGTGTAGGAACAGCTGTCGGGTCATCTGTGATGCCTGACACATAATCTACGCTCATGTTGAAACAGCAACCACGTGGAACTGTGATTATAGCTGTACTTGTTACATTACCATATTCATCAACCGCTTGCGGTGTGAATATCGCTCTGCTTGTAAGTCTCGGTTCGCCACTAACTGCTATCGCAATAGCTATGGGTGTAAGTTCACCGCCTTCAGGAACTGCAATATTTCCATTGAAAGTTACCTGATATCTTGCAAAACAGTTATTGGTCATTCCACGCAAAGTAAAAATTCCTGTTTCATCTTCATGATAGATGTATCCTTTACAACAAGGAATAGAAGCTGTAAAAATGATTGGTGCGTTAAGTGCTACATTCTGCACCGCATTTGCTAAATACTCTGCCATAGAATCACCTCCGGATTACATCCCACATCCACAAGTGTTCTGATTGCAAGTGAAGATGGGTGTTCTTCCATAAACGGGTGTGGAAGGAACAGGACAGTTATTCAGCCTGTTGTAAAGCTGGTCAACTTCATTTGAGAAGCCCTGAGCGATAAATGCGTTCTGTGCAATCTGTGAAGCCGCTAAATCTTTCATAGCAAGTGACTGCCTGAGATTTGCTATCTCATCATTCTTTGCATCAATCTTGTCCTGACATAACTGGTCCTTTATAGACTGAATGCCGCCATTGATTACGTTAAGAATAGACTGTGTATTCTGTGTGTCATTTGTGCGGGTAGCGCAAGCTTCTCTTGCAATATCAGAACCTATACCTGCAATTCCAAGTCTGTTATCTGCGCTTGCCTGTGCTAACTGCGACTGAAGCCCAAACATTGTCTGCATATTAGCAATCTGTCTTGTATTTGCTCCCTGTTCTACTCCGGCAAAGCCATTTGCAAGTGCCATCTGCATATCTGAGCAACATCCGCATAACTGTGTTGAAAGACCTGAGATGCCATCACGTATAGAAGTGATACCATCATTAATCATTGCATCTCTGAAGCCGTTGTTGGTGTTAGTGTTGATATTCTGCTGACCATTCATAAGCCAAGGAAACTCATAGCCTCCACCAAAACCACCGAATCCACCGTTACCCCAACCGCCGCCTGCGAAAAGAAGTAAGAGAATAATCCACCAGCCGTCTCCTCCGAAACCGCCAAAACCATTGTTACCACCTGCATATGCAGGAGCTACAGGCATATAGAAGCCTGTTCCGTTGTCTGTTGATAATGACATAAAATTTTCCTCCTATAAATTTTTTAGGGTAGTGACAGTAAACTGTCAGTTTATAACAAAGTCGGCCGAACTTTATTATCTAAATAACTTTTGTATCTCAGGATTGTTCTTTAACTGCATAGCTGAATTGACCTGAGATTGGGAAATCTGACCTGTATTAAGAAGATGCTGTACAATGTCTTGTGGACTGTTGATACCCTGCGGTATATTATATTTTGATGCCAACATCTGCATGGGATTAGATTTAAACTGTGAAATCATCTGTAAAAGATTAGCGTTCAACATCTCCAGCTCCCTCCGTTCTTTTTCGATTATCACCCTTTAATGCTAAGAGTTCTTCCTGTAAGTCCATAATCTTATTCACCAAGTCTGCTAAATCGCTTTTTAAAGCGTATTTCTCACTCGGCCGTATATTTTCTGCAATCTCCTCTTTAATCAGCTTATATCGCTCAAATACGGGTCTGTCCAGCTGTGAAAAACCCATTGTCTTTGTGTAGATATAAGGCTGATTTTCATCTTTGAATGTTACAGAGTTTCCCGGAGCTATTGGATACATTCTTGCCTCATTCTCATCTCTTACGCTGACTAAATTACCGCTTTGTATAGCGGGCTGTGTCTGTTGATTCTGATAATATGGATTGTAGTTTTGTGGATAGTAATTCATTTAAGCCTCCTTCTGCCAATAGTAAATTGGTATTTCGTTACCACTGTCCCATGTGTCAAAGTAATTTCCGTCTTTGACAGCTACTACATGCGTACCAGTCGCTAAAAGATATTCGCCCTGTGGATAGTCTCTTGTAAAATCTTTTATTGTGTAGCAATCGGGACAAGTGTTAGGGATTGTTCTACGCTGAAAACCATTTTGATGTAAGAACGCTCCCCAAACTGCATTAGAAGATGGCATGTCGTGCATCATGAATCCTTGTAGAACTATGTTCATATACGCTGTTTCCCAATCCTGTTTCATTAACAGACTTATTCCGCGTATCACGCAATCTCCCGTCAGATTGTTTGAGGGATTTGGATTGATGTAGATGTACGCCATTTTCATCACCTTCTTTGAACATGAGAAAAGCGCATAGTGATGTACAATGCTCATTCTTCATAGTGGTTGCTAATAGATTGCTTATGTCCATCATATGCGCTGTCCTCCTTCGTTTGATGATGAGATTATAAAACAAAAAAGAAATCTCAACTTGTGAGATTTCTTTTAAGAAAATGTTATGAAGTTGTTGAAAAACTATTCAAAAACTGTTTTTATACTAATGGGTAGAACTTTATCTCAGCACTCTCTGATGCTGAAACATATTCACACATCATACCTTTTTCAACCATTATCTCTTTACTTTGATTATCACGTTCTGTATATTTGCTCAAAGTAAAGTAGGTCTTGCCACTTGCTCCGTAAATCCTTACTTCAGCATGTTCAATGCCCTCGGCTTTAAACTCAAGTGTTACATATCCCTTTGTAGGAAATACAAACTTGTTATCACCAATGTAATTATGGTCAATCGTAATTATCTTTCCAAAGTGATTGCTTGAAACATCTGGCTTATTATCCCAACGCTCCATATCTTCTTCAGTGATACATGATGTATAGAAGGGGAGTTCTGATACATAATGTACACCGTCACCCATTTTAGAACGGGGATAATCAACACCTTTTTCAGTTCTGTAATCTGTATAAACGTATTCCTGACCTTTAACTGAAAGAAAGTCTGGCTGTCTTGCCCATTCAATCATTGTGTGTAATATTCTTTGCTGACAGTTACCACAACTTGGATATTGCTGTGGATAAGTTGCTTTGCGTACATTCTGTCTCAAGACTTCATCAATCTTATCCCGCATCTTTCTTTTTGTCGTAGCTACTTTAGAATCTGAACAATTCAATGCAAACGCCAATTCAATGTCTGAAGCATCTTTAATCTTCATCTCAAAACAGGTTCGCTCCTCATCAGTAAAAGAACACTTATCACGGAAGAGATTTAATTCGTCTGTTGTAAATGCTGATATCTTCATTTAACCTCCCCATTCAAAACCGAGTGCTTCCGCAGTCTTTTTACCAACTGTTCCTGTTTCAGATTTAAGACCAGCATCGTGTTTGAAGTTCTTACTCGCTATTTCAGTTTTCTTACCAAACACACCGTCTGCTTTTCCACAATTATATCCCAGCTCATTAAGTCTTTCTTGTACGTGTTTTACATCATCGCCTCTCATACAAGGGTCTGTGAGATATAATGTTCTTGTAAGTACATACTTTTCAGCTTCATACCAATCCGGTCTGGCCGCATAATTCCAACCACGCTCTGAAATGATTGTTTTAGTAACACCTACATCATGATTCTGACTTTCAATAGCATACTTGTCAGATACTGCATAACCAACATGATGTTTGTTTTTGTCGTTACCTTGGAACAAATAATCACCATTCCTGACTTCATTTAAAGGAATACGTTTACCATGAGGCGGTGTAGTATCAGTTCCTACAATGTAATCCCATAATCCGTTTGCGGTCATATCGTGTTTGATTATTTTATCTTCAAGTAACTTCCTGACAGCTAACCCAGAACAATCTTCGCCTCTGATTTCATACACACTTATTTCCTGAAGTAACCTTTTTGAAAGTAACGTCAAAACTCTATCAACATCATTAAGTGACTTTTCCATTGATGTGAGTTTTGGCATTAATGTAATTATTGTTTCTCCGTTACCACCATAAACATATACATCAATACCTACTCTCGATTCAAGATAATTATCCCAATCGTTCAGTTTTATCGTCATTCAGCTCTTCCTCCTTTTCCCGTTTTCCAGTTTGTGTCCCAAAATAAAAGCTGACAACCATAGTAAATACTGTAAGAAACTGCTCACCACTGATTACACCTTTCACCGATAAATACGCAAACACTCCTGTAAGCACAAATGTTACGATTGACTTTACATCTAATAACTTTGCAAGTCTTTTAAGTATTGTCATAGAATCACTCCTTCCTTAAAATGGTTATTTTATGGGGTTACTTTGTTTTGCTTTTCATTTGCTATTTTTGAACCTATCAGTAATCCAATAATTAAACCACCTAATGTGCCAACAGTTAAACCACACATAAATCCTATAAATCCAATCATCTTTTCCTCCTAAAATGGTTTTATTGGGTTACATCAGTTTCATCAAAAGGTGATGGATATTTTTCTTTCAATTTTTTATCTACTATCGGCAAAACAATAAAATGGAAACCCAATCGCATCACCAACATAATTCCTAAACTAATT